TGTTAGATGGAGTGATATCTCCTTCATACGTGGGATACGATACAGGTTGCGGAATGGGGTTTGTTGATACAAAATTAAGTATTTCGGAGTTCTCACAAAACCAATTACAATCCATATACGAAAAAATCTTGTCATCCATTCCTGCTGGAGAAGGAAGAGAAAATCCAGAGAAGCAAGAATATTTGGAATTCATTAATGCTTCTGGAGACAAAACACTTAAAGACAAAGTCAATTCGAAATTAGGAATGCAAATTGGTACACTAGGAGGTGGAAATCATTTTCTAGAGTTGGGCTACAATCAAACAAATACTCTGTGTATTACCATTCATAGTGGTTCTAGAAATCCAGGACATTCAGTTGGGGAGTTTCATATGAAAAGATCTAAGGTGGTTGATACAGATCTTCCTCCTGGGTTTTATCATATTGATTCTCAATATGGGCAAGAGTATCTTACTGATATGAATTTTATGCTTGTATATGCTCTTGAAAACAGAAAGAGGATGTTACAATCAGTTTTGAGAATCATTGGGTTTTCAAAAGATGAATGTGATAAATTCATTAGAACCGATATGGTTAATGAGAATCATAATCATGCAGAAATTCTTCCGGATGGAATCTTGCACAGAAAAGGTGCAACTCCAGCAGAAGAAGGCGTCCTTGGTGTGATTCCCGGTAATATGTCAAATGGTGTAGTTCTAACCAGAGGACTTGGTAACAAAGAATATTTGTGTTCCGCATCTCATGGTGCAGGACGAAAAATGAGCAGAAAGAAAGCTAAAGAGGTAATTGATCAAGAACGATTCGAGAAGCAGATGAAAGGAATTATATCATCCACAGATAAATCATTGTTGGATGAAGCGCCAGATGCTTACAAGGATTTGGAATTGGTTATTGCAAGGCAGAAAGGTTTGGTTATTGATGTGTTAGATTGGATCAAACCTGTTATCAATGTCAAAGGTATCGGTGGACAAAAACCATGGGAAAAGAAAAAGAAGAAAGTAGGGTGACGAAAATGAATCAAGTATTAACCAAGAAATCAGTATGTGCATATAGAAGGCATCTCCGCAATCTCAATATACAATCTAAGAATCTTAAAGCTTCGAAACATCCGGAACCTGTTGCAAGATGGACGCAGGAATGTGATGCAACTCAACTCAAGATTGACGAGTTGATTGATATGTTTGGAAAAAAGAATTTGGATGGCGAGCTTGAGAAGTTGAACATTGAAGAATCCTTAAATGATTGTTTGGATAGTATGTCAATGCATCACATGATTCGAAATGTGGAGGATGATGCACCTAATCCTATGGTACAGAGAGCAATGAATAATGCTCGGGAATGGTATGATAGATTTAGTTATATTTCAGATCACGCAGATCAACAATTTGTCTAAAAGGAGAAGGTAACAATGAAAGCAGAAGTTATTTGTATTTTGGATCGTTCTGGATCTATGGAATCTATTCGGATGGATTCCATTGGTGGGTTTAACACCTTTCTGGATGAGCAGAAAGCCATTAAGGGTGAAGCATCTCTAACCCTTGTATTGTTTGATGACAAATATGAAATAGTCCATGACAATATCAACATTCAGGATGTTCCCCCTTTGGATGCAACTGTGTTTGTTCCAAGAGGATGGACGGCTTTGTTGGATGCTATTGGTAAGACAGTTACAACTGTTGGAGAACGATTGGCAAAGACGGATGAAGCGTTGCGTCCGGATAAGGTGATTGTTGTTATTCTAACAGATGGGTATGAAAATCAAAGTACCGAATACAATTCAGAACAGATTAAGGAAATGATAAAACATCAACAGGAGAAATACTCTTGGGAATTTATCTATCTTGGAGCAAATCAGGACGCATTTGCTGTAGGCGGATCACTGGGAATCAAGGGTTGTAATACTTGCTCTTTTGATGCAACTCCTGCGGGTGCAAGAAGTGCTTCTCGAATGTATTCTTCCTTGTCTACCGGATATCGAAACGGATAAACAACTATATTGCGGAGGATTAGCATAATTGGTAATGCACCTGCTTTGAAGACAGGCGCCTTCGGGCTTGGGGGTTCGAGTCCCTCATCCTCCGCCATTTCAAAAACTCACAAAATGGAGTAATAACATGCCAGGAAGAGATAATCTTGAAGCACGTCTTAGACGTGAACATCCAGAATTATTCCAATATTTGGATGATCTCAAATTAGAATACGACAAACGATTGGCTGCATTGGAATCTCGTATGAATGAATTGGAGGCACGTCTTGAATATATCGAACGAGATAATGGAGAAGGTGATTGGTGATGAAAGAAAAAACTCCTGAAGAGGAGTTGGTTGACAACATTGAATATGCAAATATGAGTGATGAAGAAAGAATTGACCTTGAAATCATACATGCTGTATGGGATGCTCCAATTGCTTCACATTACAAGGATCTAGATAAATGAAAAGAAGAATAGTTATGGATCCAGTGAGAGAGGTATGTATCATATTTTCGGAGGGGAGGATGACAGTTAATGATATTCGACAACGGATTAACGAAATCTCTCGAGAATATGGGGACACATCTATTATTGTCTCGGCTTCTTCCTCCGAGATATGGTTATCTTTAGGATGTCAAAGAGAAGAAACAGATGAGGAATATAGCAAAAGAATAGATATATCCAATAAAAGATCAGAAACGAGAAGAATCAAAAAAGAAACGGTGGAAAAAGCAACTCTTGCAAAATTGATTAAGAAATACGGGACGGAAATATGAGGGCATGATATGGGAGACAATCTCAAAAAAGTCACAATCTATTCAGATGGAGGATGTGATCCAAATCCTGGAGTAGGCGGATGGGGAGTCGTCTTTGAATATAATGGCCACACCAGAGAACTATCAGGTGGTGAAAAAGAATCGACTAATAATCGAATGGAACTATCCGCCGCAATTGCTGCATTATCCGCATTAAAAGAAAGCTGCATTGTTGAAATGTGGGTTGATTCCAAATATGTTATGGACGGAATGAAGACTTGGATTCATAAGTGGAAGAAGAATGGGTGGAAAACTTCTTCCGGTCCTGTCAAAAATCAAGAGTTGTGGAAGAAGTTAGATGAAGTAGCTCAAAAACATACAATTAATTGGCATTGGGTTGCGGGTCATACAGGACATCCTTATAATGAAAGATGTGATGTATTAGCAACCGAAGCAATTAAAAGGATCAAATAATGGTAATGACAAAAACTCCATATGGAATGAGGTGTGGCCATTGTCAAAAGATTATCAAAGAAGGTGAAGAATACGAAACAGCAACAAGGTTAGGAACTGTTCATTCATCTTGCCTCGAACGAATCGCAGGGGATGATGACTATAGTAGTGACTGGGACGGTGAAAAAATCTATTAGGAGATCGTTATGAAAATTCGTAATGGATTTGTATCCAATTCAAGTTCAAGTAGTTTTGTGATTGAGAAAGAGAAGTTGACTCCACAACAAATAGATATGATTCGAACTCATAATATTCGCATGGATGAAGTTCTTTATTCTCGAGAGGATGCATACAATATTCGAGAAGATGCTCTGACGATTGGAGGATACACCATTATGAATAATTTTCCAATGTCAAAGTTTCTTGATGCTATTGGAGTGAATCCCGATGTTGTCGAATGGGATGACTGATACATCTCTCCAGGAAAAACTTTCATGTCTGGGTAGCCAAGTCCGGTAAGGCGACAGTCTGCAAAACTGTTCATCATGGGTTCAAATCCCATCCCAGACTCCAATTATGATCAATCATGGAGGTATCTATGATAGTTAGTATTGCTGGAATAGGAATATTCATTGTGTTATTGGTTTTCATTTCTGGTATTTGTGTAGGCACATTCGGAATAAAACATAACAAACATTCAGAACCTATTGATGAAGTAGATGAAAATAGATTGAAAAGGTTAAGATATAGAAAAGAATGTAAACGAGATATTGAAGAACTAAGAGAAGTAATTCGACACGGAAAGTGATTGTTTCAAGCCGAATGTGAATAAATTGTAAATTCATGGCGGATATGGCCCAGTGGTAAGGCGCTAGATTTCCATTCTAGTTTTTTCGTGGGTTCGAATCCCACTATCCGCTCCATTATTTAACTAGTACACTTACAGGAGAAATCTAAAATGGTTAAGAAGCAGCAACTAATTGATGCAATTAATGGACTGATCGAAAGCCAACAAGCATTGCTTGATCAGGATGCAGATGTTCTCAATTTTGAACCGGACGAGCAAGTCGAAAATATGCTCAGATGGGGAGTTGCGAAATATGCAGTTTGTGCCTATAAGGGAATTTTGCAGCAGATTGAAGCAATTGAGTCGGATGATGATGCTTTGGCTAAGTTTCTCGGGATTGTCTTAGAGGAATATTCATCTTTGGATGAACTAAATAATGATGAAGAAACAGATGATTGCATTATTCCTTATCTGCTCGATATGGTAAAGGATGAACTATTTCCGATGATTCCTGTACTAGTTGGTTTAGGAACGAATCCAACTGAGTAGAGGATAAGATCTTATTCCGCCTGTCTGTGGCGCAGCAAGGCGCCTCTGCTCAATGCAGATAAAACAAGAATCGGAACTCTTATAGGAAGCAGGTTGACTATAAGATCCAGGCCTATTTGGAAAAGCAACAAGTGAACGCCGACTAAATGTGAATAGACAAACTACGATATCATGCGGTTTTTCTCGTGAGGGGAAGACTGAGATATTCGAGATGAATTGTCGGGGAGAAGAGACAGTTCTGAAGGCGTGACAAATCGGAGAGACGATTATAGATTTTTTGATGAGAGAATGTGGATAGAATACAATTTGGTGTAGCGGAGAATATCCTCGGTGGACACACGACGGTGTGGTGGGTTCGACTCCCGGCCCGTAAGCCAATCATTGTATTGAATAGAAACAATCCTTTCATAATTGAATGTATGAAATTCTAAAAATCCTAGGAGAATAAATTATAACCCAAGGGAGAAGTTGAATATTCGTTATGAAAATCATTAGATCATCCAAATGCAATCTGAAGTATATGACTTCAGAAAAAAGAGAACAACTGGAAGTTATTCGGGCAGAATATACTAAAGTTGTCAATCTTTTTATCGATCTGTTTTGGGAGAATACTCCTAAAAAGATAGATCTGCTAAAGGGCGTTCTAAATTTGGTGAAAGAGTCCACTTGGTTTTCACAAAGAATGATTCAAAATTCGGCCCGAGAAGCAATTGATATGATTTCTGCTGCCAAAGCGCAAGCGGAGGAAGCCGAAGAGGAGCCAATTAAACCGGCCCATTTCGGAAATCGAATGATTCTCTCAAAATCAATTGCTCTCTTTGAATTACCAAAAAACACTAAAGAGTTCGACAATTGGTTACACCTTCAATCTATCGGAAACCAGATCATATTTGACATTCCAATCAGACGACATAAACATTTTAATCAATTAATGGAAGAAGGGAAACTCTGTACAACGGTCCAAATTCTAAGAAATCATGTTCAGTTTTCATTCGAGATAGAAACCGGTCCAAAGTTACCATTTGATTCCTGCATCGGAATCGATACTGGAATCAAATCTCTGGCGGCTCTTTCAACTGGTGAACATTTAGGAACTGAATTGGAATCCAAGATTCAGAGAATCAAACGGTGCAAGAACGGTTCTAAGGGTCAAAAACGAGCCAGAGTCGACTTAAAGTCCTACATTTCCTTGACTGCCAAAGAAGTCGTAAAGCATGGCTCATTAATTGTCTTTGAGAATCTCAAAGGCATTTCGAAAAATACCAAGAAATCTAAGAGACTTCACAAGTCTATGAGATCCGTTATCGGTAATTGGAATCAAGCTTATTGGATGCAGAGGTTGAAGTTCGCTTGCGAAAGAAACCGTGTTTCTTACGCAAGCGTCAGCCCCTTTAATACATCCATAACTTGCCCAGTCTGCAACCTAATCGATAAAAGAAACCGAAAGTCACAAGGGATATTTCTTTGTCAGTCTTGTGGTTATACTGCCAATGCGGATGTTAATGCCGCAAGAAATATTCTGAATCGATTTCTTACCGGACCCTATGGTGCCGGTTGCCAAGCCAAAGTTCCTGTAGAGCAATTATATGTTCTTTTATGAACTTGGTAACTATGGGTTCGAATCCCATCTGTAAGTAACAATCAGGAACGATTCGTGAGATCCTTCATGCTCATCATTTCAAACCAGCATCAAGAGGAAAAACAAAGTGACGAAAGAAGAAATTGCGAAAATATTGCAAGCAGCAATCAAGGATCATCCGCCAAATCATCCAGTCAATCCTTTGATTGCAATGGTTTTTCAACATTGCCGGAGTGGTGCAATGGCTGACACGTCTGTCTCAAAAGCAGATACCCAGTAGGGTAGTGAGAGTTCAAATCTCTTCTCCGGTACCAATTGCTTCGTTAGTTCAGTGGCAAGAACAATGGATTGTCGATCCATAAACAGGGGTTCAATTCCCCTACGAAGCGCCAAACTCAAAAAAGGTGACATCATGCAAACCTATGACAAATCAATCAAAGTCGGGGATACAGTCAAACCCAAAAAGAATGTATTTGTTGACTTCACCAAAGAGAAAGTCAAGAGCATCATACAAGCTGCTGGTGGAGATACCTTTTTTGAATTGGGAAAAGGTTTGATTGTAGATGCCTGGAAAGTCAAAAAATGTAACAAGAAATGATCAATTGAAGATCTGAACAAATAATACATACGAGCGAAATGCTCAACTAACAAGATCTGATCTGCCAAAGCAAAATATGCGTACTAGCTTTGTCAATCAAAAATCGGACATGACTGTCCTGGGAGGTTATATGAGTTGGAAAAGGCAAAAGGTACCCATTTGATTGTAGATTTCAAAAATGTTCCAGAAGATATATGTTTAGATGACGGAAGATTTTTGAAAGTGTTAGTTGCTGCGGTTGAACACGCGGGGGCTACAGTATTGTCTCAAGCAAGATATCATTTGGGGCATAATAGTCCCCCAGGTTTTGCTCTAGTAATATTGTTGGATGAGAGTCATTGTTCTGCTCATAGTTATGCAGATTTAGGATTAATTGCTATGGACATATTCACTTGTGGTAATACTAAACCAATGGATGTGTTCAATGAATTGATAGATGTTTTGAATCTAACGGATTATTCTGTAAAAGAAATCCCAAGATTCATATTGTGAAGAAATGGAAGAGTAGTCTAATGGTAAGGCAGTAGATTGCTATTCTACCGGCTTCGGCCTTGCAGGTTCAAGTCCTGTCTCTTCCGCCATTCAAAATTAATCTTTCAATGAAAGGTTCCAATATGTTGTTTAATGAAAAAGGTGAATTTATCTTAACCGATCAACAAGTCAATAGGGCCTCTTTTGGAAAATCTTGGTTAGAAAAACATAATATGTATATGGAACGAGGTCCTGGAATACATCTTCCATTAGATTGGAGAAACTGTGATTGTCATAAAGTTTCTCTTCCAGTATATGATCATTGGGATCCAGCTATAAGGAAAAAAATATAATGAAAATCAGACAAGGGTTTGTATCCAATTCATCTGCTACTAGTTTTTGCATATATGGATATTCGTTTGATGATGGGGAAGAATATGGTAGATACTATGAGATTTTTAGAAAAGCAAATCTACCATTCGTTGAGACGTACGGTGGGGATGACGATGATATTATTGGAGTTGGAACTGTTGAGACTGATATTGATCACAATATGAATGAGGATGAAGATTGGAGAGATTATAAATGTTCTGATCCATCAGAATTGGACATGAGCTTGTTGGATAAGTGTGCCGCAGAAAACAATCTGCCAAAACCACAAATGTTCGAGAGAACCTTTTTCAACTAAGATAGGAAAAGAAATGAATAATTTTAAAGATCCATCGTCTCTTGATGAAATTGCCGCAGTGTTAGTATATCTGGACGACATTCTTGTGGATGCATCGTTTGAAATTGAAGGAAATCCACAGGATGCAACTAGAGATTTTACAACATTTGAAGATGCTAAACGTGCATATGATGGTTGGGTAGCAGGACTGGAAACTGCTCCTAAGCATTGTGGAGATTGTGTTAATTTGCCTTGCACTTGTCCTGTTTGCGTCGTTGAAGATTATCGAGAGAAAGCAAGAAAAGAAATATCAAAATATTTGGATATCAATCTGATTACGGAAGGTTAGGATAATTGGCTAATCCATCTGCTTCGAAAGCAGACGCCTTCGGGCTTGGGGGTTCGAATCCCTCACCTTCCTCCAATCAATAAAAAGGATACAGAAATGAAACAAAAACTTGAACTGAGAATTTGTGATCAATGCAAAAAAGAAGAAAGTTTTAATCCTGAAAAATTTGGAAATAGTGGTTTTCCAGGATGGATTAGTATGACTGTTAATTCTGTTGATCGTTGTAATGGGCAAACGAAGAACTATGATTTTTGCTCGGCTTATTGTTGCCGTCAATTCATGGAATCACCTGCAAGATAGAAGGACTGAAATTATGGACAGAGTATATGATGTAGGGGAGAGAGTATTTCTTATCAACAAAAATTCGACTAGTAAGAGGACTGAAGAAACCTGCCCAGTTTGTGCAGGATCTAGATATTTTGAGATTGACGGAAAAGACGGTAGTTCTTTCGACGTAACGTGTGAGAACTGTGGCGGAGATGGATATGTGGTCAGATACAAATCTTCCGTCGTTTATAAAATTATCGGCCCTTGTATTGTCAAAGAGCGATATACGGATTCCAAAGGACACATTTCATACAAAATTGGAAATCAACCGCAATTGATAATCCCTAAGGATATTTACAAAACGAAAGAAGATGCACAGGCAAAAATCGATAAAATGAAGGAATAAAAAAATGATACAAGAGCACAGTTTCAATTTGACTCCCCCAAAAGGATATCCGGGACCAAGAGGGGAATACAATAAAACAATTCTCAACGTGTTAATATCTGCTTCCAGTGAGGTTTATACCAAATTGCATCGTGCATTTATTGTAGGAGAGCAACAGACAAGATATAGCTCGAATGTGGGATTCGCACATATAATAATCGCTAATCCTATTCATGCGGCATTTTTCCATTCTATAAGTGATGTTCCCAAGTTACAAAACATTATGCCAATATTCAGTTTCTCTTGGACGGTGTCTTTTGATCCTAGAATTTCAGAAACCGAATTAATCTTATACAAATCCTGGGATATATTTATTTCAGATATGACAGATAGAGATTTCGCTGTAAAGATCAAATTAATTCCGTAGGAGAAACCATATGCAATGGCAGGATTGTATCAACGGGTTATATGAATTATTCGGAGGAATCGCGATATGTTTTAGCATCCGAAAATTGTTCATCGATAAGTGTATCAAGGGCGTTCATTGGTTACCCATAGCGTTCTTCGCTTCTTGGGGATATTGGAATCTATATTATTATCAGCATCTTTCCCAGATAGTAAGTTGGATTGGAGGAATTGGTGTCGTCACTGCCAATACAATTTGGCTTGGGCAAATCATCTATTATTCAAGATTGAACAAGAAAAAGAATTCACAACTGTTGGAGGACAAACAATTGAACGTATAACAATTCAATATGAGGGTCAAGATCATGGTAATTCGTTGCAGAAAATTTTATGATTGTAGGACTCTTCCTCCACGAGAAAAAAGAGTATTAGCCGCTGCTAGTAAGGACTTATACAATGCTGCTTGGGATTTTACTTTGGAACCAAATGGAGAAACCTATGTTTTTTCATATGATGGAGTAAAGCCTATCGGAGTAATTGTATTCTATATCTGCAATCGAAAAGGTGTAGAATCTGCAGAACTTACTACCGTATTTGTACTTAACAAGTTTAGAAAAAAAGGTTCTCTAAAGGCGATGTTCAATCATATTTTCAAATCCCATAACAAATTAACATGGACTGCGATATTGGATGCAGTTGATGCGTATGATGCGTTGGGAGGAAAATCCAGAGATCGCCGGTATTCTTTACTAAAAGAAGATTTCAAAGCAAACGAAGCGAGAAAAAGAAAAGAACGACATACTGTAAAACATAGAGAAAAACATTTTGAAGTTGATTTTGGATAACTGAAACTTAACAAAACTTTACAAAAAAGGAAATTCAAAAATGAAACGGTATTTTGTAGTCATCTGTGCGTTAGTATTGATGTTCGGAATGTTTCCAAATACGACTGCATTCTCCAGCATCATTGAAAAGAATGTGATATCAAATACTGATCATTCGTTTATTTTGGCAAAAGGTGGAAGTAGTGGAGGTTCTCGGGGTGGTGGATTTTCTAGTGGGAGATCTTCCGGTGGAGGTTGGGGTTCTAAGTCCTCTTCCTCTCCTAAATCCTCTCCAAGCAAAAGCAGTAGTGGATGGGGATCGAAGTCTGCTCCTGCAGCCAAACCGGCGGCACCAAAAGCACCAAGTCAGAAAGCAATTGCTGCTCAAGAAGTTACCAAAGGTGGTGCTTTAAACGGGAAGAGAACTCCTACCAAGATGACGTCAACTGAAAAGAAAGCAGATCAGGCTGCGTATAAAGCGGCAACTACAAATGGAACAGCGTTTAAGACGAGGGCAGAAGCAGTCGAAACTTTTAAGAAGACAGCAGATACCAAGTATCCAAGCACCTTTGCTAGTCAACCTGCAGCTCGTCCTAGTTATATTCCAGAGAAGCAATCTATTGGTGGAAAAGATGTTACAATCAGTTACAATCAAGCAGGTGGCGGATATGGGTATATGGATCCCATCACCAATCTGTTCATTTTGTATAGTGTAGCATCCATGGCCAGTAATGATCACCAAGATAAATTGATGACTCAGCAAGGGTATTACGTGGGAGAACCAGTTCCTTATAAGTCTCCGGTTCTAGCTATTTTTATTGTTTTCATAGCTGTTTGTGTTGTTGTTGGTTTGTTGTGGTGTTTTTGGGATAAGACAAAGATTGGGTGATCAAAAATGGATGATTTGACAACTGTAAAAGTAGGCGTGATTATTAGATTTTCAGATGAACAAGCAATTCTTTCTAGTATGGAATCCGGACAAGGAGTTACGTCGGATGAATACGAAGTAAATTGGAAAAGATCTATAACAGCGTATGACTCTACTTTTAGAAAATCTCTTCCAATTAGGTGGACGTTGCTTGGTTTAACGAATACGAAGAATGAATCAATTCTGTTGTATGTTAGAAGAATCCTCGGAGAAAAAATCGATTCGGATGACATTGGGTTGTTTTATTATCCTATGGGCGCAACTTCTGTTATGACAAGAGAACGATTAATAGCAGAAGATATCAAATGGTTATTTGATGCTCCTGAAAAGGATGATTGGAAACCATGCGATCTTGATTATGCAATATATCCAGCAGTTCCTCCAATTCAAGAAGGTGAAAAAGAAGTATGTGCTGAATTCAAAATGAAAGATCCTGGCATAATGTTCGGATTAATTCTTCCAGAGCAATTAGCGGGAGCTTATATGATTACAGAATACAGCACAGAATCTGAAATTCAAAATCCGAGAATGCTTGTGATTGAAGAATCTTTCTTGAAAACGGATGGAAAATTGTTGGACTCCGGTGGATTCGTTTCCGTGCTATTAGGTTGTAGCATCAGATTGTCTGATGTTGATGTACTCGGTTGAAAACAAAAAGGATTGTAGAATGATTGAAAATTTGAAAGATGCGTTTGACGCCCTTCATGAATTGAATTACAAATGTGAATTGGATGGAGAAATTCTACGTTGCAACATTACTGAAAAAGGGCAAGTCACAATCAACATCAATGAGATGAATAGAATGAATTTTGTCTATTTTGTTTCATCTCTAGGGAAAATTAGTTGGGGTATGGATGAGATTCTTCCAATGCTCCTTGACTACAATACCAGAATTAGTCCGTTTGCATTTGGAATAATCACGGCAGTAGATGATGCTTCGTTTGAAGTGTTGGATACAGCAACTATTCCTGTTGTTCTCATTGATTCGATTCCTCTTGGTGATTTGTCAGTTGAGGAATTGGTTAAGGAACTAGATGCTCTAAAGACGGCACTTGTTCACTGTGCTCCAGTTATTCGTGAAATTGTTAATAGCAATGTGGGAATCAATCTGTAATTCAAAAATATAGGGAGAATACAAAATGTCAATTTGGAAGAAATTGCAAAACATCGTTCACCAACAAGCTGACACTGCCGAGAAAGCTTTGGCTGATACTCGAAGAGATGGTAAGTATGCCATCGAAGATGCAAAGAAGCAACTTTCCGAGTTTACCGAAAAGATTGCTGCGATGCGGGCACAAACCAACAAGATGAAACGGGATTTGAATGAACTCGAACTTAATCGGGATAAGATGGATTCCGTTTCCAAGAAGGCTGCTCAAGCTGGTAACAGGGATGACGCCCGAAGTGCTTTGGAAGAAAAAGCTGCTCTTCAGAAGCGAATCACTGTTTTGGAATCTCAGATTGCGCAGAATGATAATCTGTATAAGCAATTGCTTGCGCAACGGGAAATGCAGACTCGAAAGGTTCGAAACGCCGATTCAAATCTCGCAACTTTGGCGGCACGTAAAGATGCTGCTGATATGCGGGCAGCAATGGCGAAGACTGCGGAAGGTTTTGGTGGTTCGGACGCATTGAGTGTTTTGGATGATTTGGAAGCAGAAGTTGAAGAAGCGGAAGCAACTGCGGAAGCACATGAAGAACTTGCGGGTATGGATTGCGCTCCTCAGACTCTTGCAGAAAAGTATGATGCTGGTGCAGGAGATGTTGATGCAGAACTTGAAGCATTGATGGCGGATGAGAAGAAGTAATTCAGTTTCTATGATATTGAAGGGGAGGAATGTTCATGATTTGAATGTTCCTCCCCTTTGTCCACGTCAGACTATATATATTAACTAATGTGGTTATGATGCTTAGCATCAATTCTTTTTTGCCCAAAATTTTAAGAAAGAAGGTGAAAATATGTGTCAACTAGGGTTCATGATAATTGCCAGTTTTTGTATGGCTGTTCCTACTGAAGATGTCGTTGTTGGTTATTCTGCCTTTCGTCCAATGATATTTCAAGAAACTAATCAATTGGAAGGTTTCGATGTAGAGCTTATGAATATGATTGGGGAGGATAACAATTGGAATATTTCATACAAAAAACTTTCCAATCCTGAGAGATTTGATTTTGAAAAGCAAGGAGCAAATCTGTTAATAGGGGGAGTATCTCTTACAGAAGATAGAGAAAAGCTGTTTGATTTTTCAACTCCATATATGAATTCAGGATTGTTAATAGGTGCTCGAACGGAAGAAACACCATCTGTAATTTCAATGATACTGATCAATTCAGGAATTTGGAAGAGTATTGGTTTTCTACTCATTGTCATTATAATTGCTGCTCATCTTGTATGGCTCTGTGAGAAAGGGAAAGATAATCCGGAAGAATCTGGTAATATAGATGATCCATATTTTCCAGGGATTTTTGTTGCGATGTGGTACGTATGGATTACTATTACTACAATAGGATACGGAGACTATGTCGCGAGAAGATGGACAGGAAGAATCGGCGTATTTGTTTTAACGCTTATTGGATTGGGAATTGCTGCAAATGTGGTAGGTGAAGTCAGTTCTTTCAAAATGCAATTATCTCTTCCGAAGACTCAGTCCATCTCTGACTTAGAAGGAAAATCCATAGGGATTGTCAAAGGAACAACAAGCGGAGAAGTCAAAAGCTTTTTGAATGCTCAATATATAGAATGTGATGAATCAGATGACTTGCTTGAATTGTTTGATGCTAAAAAACTGGATGCAATTATTTTTGATGCTCCGTTCGTTTTTAATGCTGTCAAAGATAGAAAGAATATGATGTTAGTCGGAGATATTTTCTATAAACAGGATTACGGAATAGTTACACCTCAAGGATCTCCACTACGAGAAAAGATTAGCTTGTCAATTTTGAAGTTACAGAAATCTGGAAAACTCGATTCATTGAAATTGAAATGGTTCGGAAAGATATGACAAATACGTACCTCTACAATAACAGCGAAACAAATTTCACGTAGGAGTTGCAAAAGTGTGTGATCCTCCCACACAAGTTGTGGAAAAACTACAAAGTTGTTCGAGTTTGAACATAACAGGAGATTTTTCCATGCCAGAATCGAGCGGACCAGACGGACGAGTAACAGATTTAGAAAGAAAGCTACAAGCTAAACAGGAAGAGATAGCACAGCTAAAACGAAAACTAAAATTGTCCTATCGAGACAATTCAATTTTGGAATTGTTAACGGACGAGATGAAGGATTTTATTACACCCATCTCCCCGTTACCTTCTATTATTGATGTTTCGAAAAACCAAGAAGCTGAAAATGTTGAGCATTTAGTAATGCATATTTCGGATCAGCATGCGGATCAAGTAGTAATTCCTTCCCATGTAGGAGGCACTGAAAATTACAATTTGACAGTTGCGTTGTGTCGAGCGGAAAAGTATGTAGAAACTACATTAGACTTTACTAGAAATATGGTTTCCCGAAGCTTTCCTGTATTATGGATGCTATTTTATGGGGACCACGTATCTGGAGAAATTCATGGAGCGGAACCGAAAAGTTTTTATAGGAACATGTTTAGAAACTCCATAGCTGTTGGAGAAATGAATGCTCTTATGATTCGGGACTTAGCTCCTTTTTTCCGCCAAATTAACATCTTGTGTTTGCCTGGTAACCATGGAAGAAGATCCATAAAGAAAGACTATGAAGGTGCTAGAAACAATTGGGATTATTTGGTGTTTGAAACTATGCGGATGTTGACAAAGGAAATAACAAATCTGCAAATTATGATTCCGGATTGTTACAGTTACAATGTTGACATTAACGGTTATGGATTTTCAATCTTTCATGGAGACGATATTCTATCCTACAATTCTCTTCCGTGGTATGGAATAGAACGGAAAACACGCAGATTAACAGCACTAAATAGTTCCATAGGAAAAACAGTACAGTATTATGTTTTTGGACATTTTCATAAGAGTACTATGATGCAGGATCTGAATGGCGAGACGATCATTAATGGCTCGTGGGTTGCAACTACTCCTTTCTTGTATGAAAGATTCTCTTCTTATTCTGAACCGTATCAATGGATACATGGTGTGCATCCTAGACATGGAATCACTTGGAGATTGCCTGTAAATCTTCGTGATCAGAAAAAGGAAAAGATAGGACCTGATAGGTATTCGATCACTCTTCCTGAATAACTTGGAGGGCAAATCGTATGTGGAAATGGTTGAACTGGCTAATTGATAATGCATCTATGATGAATCGATTGGGTGAACATTACCAACCATTACCTATAGATGATACAACGGAATGTGTATTTGCAGAAGTGATGCAAATGTGGACAGTTCAATTTACTAATCGGTATTGTGAAGAGAAAATGCCAACCAAGGAATTTAATGTAAATCAATTTAGAAATGACTTGTGTATTGCGTTGGCTATGCTACCGGATATTGATAAAGTTTCTGTACCAAAGATGACAGTAAATGGAATTACTACAACATTTGAATTTACAATAACTTCCTCAAATGCCGGACCGACAAAAGAACTGACAGTTTGTTTCGATATGGATGATGTCGACTAAACAATTTTTGGGATGATGCTGCTGAACTACCGTCTTTAAAAATGAAGACTCTTAGACGGTGAGTCTGAAAGGAATCGTTATGGTATACAGCGAACAATTTGTAGCGGCTATTAAGGTAAACAGTGGTACCAAACTCGGGCAGATTCTTCGGGAAACAAAAGATGGTTGTGTTCATATTCCATTCGGAACTGAATATTCTATCTACATGAAGAATCTAAGTTCGAAACGATCAGTTGTTAGTATAACAATTGATGGAGTTAGCGTGGGAGAGTCTTTGGTAATCGGTCCCAATGAGTCGTGTGATTTAGAAAGATTCATTGATGGAAGAACCAAAGGATACAAATTCAAGTTCATTGAAAAGACCCAAGAGATTAGTGAGCATCGTGGTGATAGAATTGATGATGGGATTGTTCGGATTGAATATCAATATGAATCTGTTGAGTTCTATACGCCTCAGATTAAGATAACAGAAGAACACCATTATCACCACTATCCGCATGATTGGAATTGGCCAACGGACTATTGGAAGAATCGGTTTCAGTTTCCATATGAAATTACATATGGATCTTCCACGTTATGTTCGTCTGGAGACAATATAATGATGGATGGAGGAGGCAACTCTTCTACAGCCATCTTTCAGTCTTCTCAAAATCAGGACGGAATAACCGTGCAAGGTGGTGATTCCTCCCAAAATTTCTACAAGGTTCATGTGGGCAATCTTGAGCAGGAGAAGCATGTTATTGTACTCAAGCTTGTAGGTGCCAGCAGTGAAGAATGCGGGAGGATTGAGGAGCCTGTAACAGTGAAGATGAAATGTCCAACGTGCGGGAAAACTACTAAGGCTCGTTGGTGTGGCAATTGCGGAACGAGAGTTAGAGAATAGTTGAAATCGAAGCAGCATCATCCCAATATTCAAGAAATCAAAAACAACAAAAAGGACTATCATAATGAAAACAAAAATAGGATACAAAATCGTTTACGAATCTGGGCACAAATTATATTCGTTGACGTTTAAATTGAAATATCTTGGATTCAAGGGATCAATTAGATATTATTTTCAATCCTGGGTGTTTCCTAGGATAGGGATGGGTCCTTTGGCAGTATTTGAAGATAAATTATCGGCACGAACATTCCTCTACAAATTTTCTTGTAGTTATGGGAATGACTGTAACAGAAGAAACATCCGACTATATGAATGTGAATACGTTCCAAGTCGCGGGATTCACTTATTTTGGTCCAAAAACAAATATGACAAAAGAGACGATTTACCGGATGGAACAGTTCTTGCAAAATCCGTCAAATTGTTGAAGTGGTTGCATTAATTTGCAAAAGGAAATATCTTTTATGGAATTGCTTATTTCTCACCAAATTTTACAAATACATGCAAAAAGAGTTGCGTCCGAGATTAATAATACAAAAGAATACAAGGATGGAATTGTGTGTCTTGTTGTTTTGAAAGGTGGTGTTCCGTGGTCCAAAGATTTGTTATCCTATGTTACTCATCCAATAACTATACATTATATTCAAACATTTAGTTATCATGGAGCAATAGAATCATCTCAATATGTAGATATTGACATGCATGGTTTAAAGGATAAAGATATCAAAGGAAAGCATGTTATAGTTATTGATGATGTATATGATTCGGGAAGAACGTTTAATATCATCGATAACAATCTTAGGCACAGAAAACCATTATCACTTGTTTATTCTGTAGCAGTATTCAAGCAGAATCCAAAAGCTGTAGGATATCCTGAAGTTTATCCGACATTAATTGGCGCAGTAACGGAAAATGATTTCTTAGTAGGATACGGAATGGATTACGATGAGAAGTATCGTAACCTTCGGGGGATATACAAATGGATGAAGAACGATTCGATCCGTCTGAAACATTGAAACCAAATCATTTTTTGTATGTCGATGGGATGTATCCTGCTAGTATGATGAATGATAAAGTGCCATGGATTGTTCGTTCTGGTTCCTTAGAAAGTCTTCCTACATTGTTGAGTGGCATCAATACATTAGAAGATGAAATTTGTTTGAGCGGTGTGTGCATGACTGTTCCTCCTCAATTGGTTTTCTTTCGTATACGAATTTCAGACTTTATCCAAAATATTGATTTGAGAGTTGGGAAAGAAAATGATGAAGGATGGGGTTCAATTGAAGAGATATTTGAGCACATCTAACCTCAAAAGGAAAAATTGTCAACTACGGAACAAGGAGATCCTAGCGGTGAGGTGAACACAATGAGAGATAATGTGATACTTCTGAATGGAAATTATATGCCGTACGATACGATTTCGTGGAGAAAAGCGGTGAACCTTCTAATGCGTGGAGTTGTTGAACCGTTTGGAGATCAGTATCTGTCCATCAATAGCGCAAATGGTAAACAACCATTTTTGATTCCACGAATACTTCGCCTCATAAAAACAATCAGAAGTATCTACAAACGATCATTGAGATATTGCAAGAGAAATGTTTTCACTCGAGATAGATATAGTTGCATGTACTGTGGGAAAAATGTCAAAGGCCATCCAACAATTGATCATGTAATTCCTCGTTCTCGTGGAGGAAAAGACGAATTTGAAAATGTTGTAACTAGTTGTGCTGAATGCAATACGCACAAGAGAAATAGGATACCGAGAGAAGCAGGAATGACTTTGATAAAATCTCCAACGCATCCAACGATAGGAGAATTTTTCAGAATCAAGTTAGAACAGGATGGATCGTTGAAAATACTTGAGGATTTGTATCAGAATCAACACTGAGGTGATTTGCTATGAAAGATGATAGACGTTTACCGGGGATAACCGGATTATTTGATGGACTTGCAGCATATCGTTGTATGCGAGTGTTTACTTTCTTAAAAAGAGAATTTCCAGTAGATGAATACGTCATCACTTCCATAGCAGATGAAGTAGAAGAATTGAATGATTTTCTAGTTTTTCATACAGTACAATTTAAACTATCCGGATTGCTTGCAGTTCAGATAGGAATATACAAAAATGGAACGTATTTTATCACAGATTCACACGCTTTTGTTGCAGACAAGTTGACGCAATTAGTACAAGAAACGCCGGGAATGATGACAGAATCTCCCGTCTAGGAGAAACAAATGGCTTTTGAACGAGATATCAGGGGAGAAGCAATTGTTCTTCTCAAAATGTGTGTAGATCGAATATTGGAAGAGAATATTCCACCTGAGTCCTTGAATATTGGAACAAGTGATAAGATGCCTGAATATCATTTCGAAGAAATTATATCTGACGGATTTTCATATAAGGGATATAGTTTGAATATTTCGGATGGTAAATTGATCTTCGTGAAGGAGAATTAAGTTGAAGTATTTTCTTTTAACATTGAAACATAAATGGTTCGTTTTTATTGCAGGGTTTTCTACAAAAGCTCCGTTGTGGAGTTTAATTATTCATGATTGGTCCAAACTTCTTCCATATAATCTATATCATTACAATAAGCAATTCTTCGGAAAAAAAGATGCACCTAAAAAGTTTGCTTTTGTATGGTTGGCTCATCAAAATACACACAGGCATCATTGGGAATATTGGGTTCCAAGGACGTTGCATTGCAAATCATTGGAAGATACAAATTGGAGAGAGAACGAACCGGTACCTATGCCGGAGTGGGCAGTCAGAGAAATGGTTGCAGATTGGTTGGGTGCAAGTCGAGCATACGAAGGACATTGGCCTGATCCAAATAATTGGAAATGGCTAGATAAGAATTTCAATCGAATGCAATTACATCATGATACGATGCAGATGATTTTAAATATCATCGAGGAACTGAAAGCAAAAAAATGGTAATAATTCATGAAGGGGATATATTCACAAGCAGAGCAGATGTTCTTGTGAACCCCGTAAACTGTGTTGGAGTCATGGGTGCAGGACTCGCAAAACAGTTTAAAGAAAAATATTCGTGGTGTGAAAATTTGTATTGGTTAGATATGAAACAAAAAAAGTATCGTACAGGAAATGTGATCCTGTACAGAGATCCATTCTTTAGATCTCCGTCCATACTCTTTTTTCCTACGAAAAATCATTGGAAGAATCCTAGTCGTCTTGAATATGTCGAGGAAGGATTAAATGATTTTGTTGCAAAATATGAATCATGGAATATTAAGAGGATTGCATTTCCTGTATTGGGTGCAGGCCTTGGAGGATTGGAGAGAAATACTGTAGTGGATTTGATGAAAGAAAAACTAAATGATCTACCTATTGAAGTAGAGATATGGGAGAAACACCATGGCGGTTTTAGTGTTAGGGGCGGGAAAAGATTGGTGTAAATGGGTGAATTTTAATGATGTTCAATTTGAAAAAGCCCATACACAACAAGAGAAAACTATCAGAATTCCAGGACCAACAGAAAGTGCTGGGCAATCATATGATCCAATCATTTGTGTAGATTCATCCTATGCAAAATATAGTGAGGATTATAGAAAGTCCATTGAAGAAGAATCACATGTGATTTTATGTCCAGATAACATTTTTGATTTTGTATCCAGTTATCCTTCCAGAGATATTGATTTTATCTATGCAGAAAGAGTAATGGAACACATCCCATATGATAGATTATATGAGCTGTTTTATTTTCTGTATGAAATATCACGATCCTTTTGCAAGATGCATATAATTGTTCCTGATTTTGAAGAAGTCTTCAAAGCAATTAATGCTAAAGCGGCACCGTCTGATATTGATCAGTCCAATCCTCTTTGTTTTCAAAAGTTTTTGATTGATGCACATACTGAAATATTCAATTGTATACAAGATCCTCATCAATCAATTTGGACCAAAACGCTTGCAGGTTATTATATGGAAGTAGAGGATTATTGGGGGCCAAAAAGAAATACACACGTCACCCGAGATGGAAGAGCCTGGTATCTAAAAATAGAAGCAATGACAAACAGATATCAATTAGAAAGGATTGCGATAGATGAAAGTAACTCAGATCAAATGTGATAATTGTGGAATGATTGATCAACATTGCAGGACGTTCCAAGTAGATACAGATAGAAAACCTGATGGAGCAGGTGGAATGGAAACAATTGTTCAAGAGATTGATTTGTGTCCATCGTGCATTTCAACCATATTGAAAAACATTCTCAAAGGGTACAGTTGTCAATCCGGAATGAATTTCCTAAAAGATTATAGAAAGATTTCATAACATGAAAGAATTTCAAGGTATAGAGATAAAGAAGCATGGGGAAGAAATTCGATATGGATTTGCAAAACTTCCAGACAGAAAAAAAGTATCATTGTATAGGAAAAAGGATGGTGTAATTACACCAATGGCACAGTTTATCAAAGATGAACATGCAACAGAATTTTTAGAATGGATGGAAGAACTCGTTAATCGAATCAACTCCATATCCTAAGGAATTGAAAATGGAAAACTCACAAAAGAAGAATGAACCACCACAGAAAATATCAGCAGATGATATAATCATTGATAAAGAGATGGGAATAGCAGTTACTAGAGAACAATTCCAAGAAATTCTTCAGTCAATAGACACAGAAGATTTAATAGAGATGATCGGAGAAGATACGCTTTTATCTGAAATAACAGATGAAAAATATCATCCTTTTGGAAATTTTCTGAGTTACTTGATATGTATGAGAATGGTGATATAATAACAGCATTGGAAGATGACATTGAAGATATTGTATCGGATAATCCAGATCTTTGTGAAAAACTTGTTGAAAAAGTTTTTGATAAAGATGAATGGTTTAATGAAGAAGCAGAACGAAGGGAAATGATTACTATGGATTGTGCCGTTGAATATGTTTCCGTTCAAGATGTTGTAGATGAATATGGAGTAAAAGAAGCTCTATCCTATATCGATTTAAGTGATGCTGTAGATTATTATGGAATACCTAAAATTCTAAATGAAATTGGAGAGGACGAATGTGTTGATCATTTCAATCTTCATATTTCTCCGGAGGATGATGAGTTATGAATGAATCCGATTATTTTGTAATTCCAATTATTGATACATCATCCGGAACACCAGTAACTATAGAAGTGATAAAACTAGTGGGAGATGTTTGCTTTGGAGACTGTAAGAAGGTTGCATATGATTATGTCAAACAATATCATCTTACAGGATCGATAAGATACAAAGTGATGATTTCTCCTCAACCAATTATCCCAACGATGATGTGTACTGTTACTAGAGCAGAAGAAAGAAAAAAAGATGAATGTTCTTTCGAGAAAGTCAAAGAGGAAACAAATGAAAACATATGTATTTTATCACAAAGCAGATCATGATGGAAGATTGTCCGGAGCAATTTGCCAACACTTTTTAAGGAAGCGGAGCATAGAACCAATGATGGTTGGATATAATCATGATGACCCATATGATTTTGATGGTATTCCAAATGGCTCTACTGTGTATATTTTGGACATTTCGTTTGCTTGGAATGAGATGCAAGATTTGAATCACCGTTGCCATATGATTTGGATTGATCATCATCTTTCTAAAATAAAAGAAGCAGAAAATGCGAAGTTTGAGCCAATCGGTTATAGATTAACGAATCACGCCGCCTGCTATCTGACATATAAATGGTTTGGGGTTCCAATAGGACACGATGGAGAAGTTCCATGGGGGAATTCAGTTAGTATCAAATTATGATATTTGGAATCATGACGAGGATACAAAACCATTTCATTATGGATTAGATTCAAAATATACAGGAATAGATTCTGGTATTTGGCAAAAGCTTATAGCAAATGATGTTCCTCGTATAAAAGAACTTATACAAGATGGAAAGATCATCCAGAAGTATGTTGAGAATTCTGATAAAATGGCGTGCAGAACATCATTCGAATGTACTCTTGATGGAAAGTATAAATGTATTGCTCTAAATAGAGCACTTGTAAGTTCGTTGACATTTGAAAGTGTTTGGGATTCTGATAAGTATGATATAATGCTGAGTTTTTATTTCAATGGAACTGATTGGAAATTCAGCATGTATACAGATAAAAAAGGCATTGATGTATCCGAGTTGTGTGCAAGTTTTGGTGGAGGTGGACACAAGCAAGCGTCGGGGTTTACTTGGTTTGGAAAAACTCTACCGGAAAGAATTTTTGGATAAGTACGAAAAAACAACTGTTGAAAAACAAGAAAGAAAATTAAAATGATTAACATGCAAGTAGCTAATGAACATGTGCAAAGTATTGATGGAAAGAAAATGTTTAAGTCGGATACATACAATTGGATCATGGATGAGAAGACTGGATTTTTTGTTCGTTGGGGAGTAAACAAAAAGGATGATCCTCTGTTTTCTCCTTATGGCCCAGAGATTTGTGATATGGAGATAAGTACGGTGTGCTCTGGTCCTTATGGTAAACCCTGCCGGGAATGCTATAAGACAAACACATCAGTAGGAACAAATATGTCGTTTGAAACATTCAAACAGATATTCCATAAGCTTCCTCTGACTGTTAGTCAGATTGCATTTGGAATTGGAGATGTTTCTGCAAACGAAGATTTGTTTAGGATCATGCGTTATTGTCGAGAAAATGATTACAATCCAAATGTAGCGCCGAACATTACTATTAATGGAAAAGCTACGGCAGAGGAGTTTGATCAGTTTGCGGAGCTTTGTGGTGCAATTGCGGTTAGTAATTATGGGGATATTTGTTATGATGCAATTCAGGAACTTACCAATCGTGGAATGAAGCAGGTAAATATTCACCAAATTCTTTCGGTTGAGAAGTTAGCTCAATGCCATAAGACTATCGATGATGCAACAACCGATCCAAGGCTTGTCAAGCTGAATGCCATTGTGTTCTTGTTGCTAAAGCCCAAAGGTGAACGCAACACTCAAACACCTCTCAGAGATACAGAGGAATGGCGTAAGTTAGTAGAACATGCCCAAGAAAAGAAAGTAGCTATTGGGTTTGATAGTTGTTCTTCTCCTTGGTATTTGTCTTCTGGTGCAGCTACTCCTATGGACATGTATTGTATTGAACCCTGTGAATCGTTTGGAATGTTCTCGTCTTATATCAATGTGGACGGTAAATACTTTCCTTGTAGTTTCTGTGAGAAAGCTCATGATGATTTCATAGATGGAATTGATGTAGTTAATTGTAATGATTTTCTGGTAGATGTTTGGTATTCCGGTGTGATTGTCAAGTGGCGTAATAAGATGATTGCTAGAAAATTAACTGGTAACTTTCATTGCCCAATATATGATATCTAGATGAGGAAAAATTGCAATTGCAACCAATGAGGATACAACGATGAGAAAAGAATTCACTACTCCAGAAGCTAAAGAAATTGGAGACAGAATTGGAGTTGATTGGAAGAAGTTTGAGATTGAAGAATTTAGGAAAGGAATTTCTGTTGAGTTGGAACATGGGACAAGATATCCTAAATGGAATGTAACGGGGGATTGCCCGTATAAAACAGGCAAAATTGTTGCGGCACATCTTGAAGAACTTCCTGACTATTATACTCGTTTAGACATTATGGAAAAAACTGGAAAAGCTGTATTGGCAGCGAGATCCGGAAAACAATCAGAAGAATAGTGCTTCAAAAATAGAGAGGAAAACTCTCGACACAATTAAGGAGATATGATATGCCACTCTGTAAAGCAGCAGAAGCAAAAGGTATGCAGGATCATAAAATGATTTTTAACTCTTCCCACTTTAGGAAGGGAATCAATGTCACGTTTAGAAATGGATCAAAATGGAAAGAAGTATTGAATCCAGGAGATACCATTCTAATGTTAGATCCTGCTGGTACTGTAATTAACAATGCCCGAGTATTTATGACGGAATTGTTGGATATTAAACATTGGCAATATCAAGTGGAATATCTAACAGCATTTGAGCACGATCCAGATTGTAGAACGTTCGATGGACTTGTTGCTCAATTGGATGAAGTATATGGTGAGAAAAATTGGGGACCAAAAGTAACCGCCGTTGCTTTTGTAGTTGATGATGTAGATCCTCAAAATCACCATAGCCACAGCGAAAAGCATTATGGAGAAAATCAAAATGGGTAAGCAACTAGATATGTGGCCGGTTATTTTAGAGAAGGCGTTTCTTCTTCGGGAAGAAGGTAAAGATTATGAATATATCTATAATAAGCTAGTCAAGCATACAAAAAATGCTCCGGCATATGCGGCATTCAAAAGTCGATATCTTCGATATATTAAGAAGATAAAGAAAGATGTAGATCATATTACGGGACTAGTTTCACAGGGCAATCATGTAGTTGAACCTCTAAAGATTGGTGTATATAAAAAGGATCTGTCTGCTGATTTTATGAATGCAACATCTGTCGTTGTTGGAGTTCAAGATGAAGATGACGAGATTCAGGATATAAAAAATAAGCTCAGTGAATTGGAGAGAATGGAAAATCAACTGAGTGAGTTGAAATCCAAATTAGAGGAGATTCAACGAGATATAACAGTTGGAGAGGCGGATATTTCTGAACTTAAACAGGAACTGATTAGAAAAGTTTCTGAGTTGTAGAAGAAATAAGGGACTAGTATCTATTCTTAACGATACTAGTCCCTTCCAAAATAAGGATGATTAATATGAAAATCAGAATGGGATTTGTAAGTAATAGTAGTTCTTCAAGTTTCATGGTTCCCTTTGATACAATTCCTACATATGAGGATCTAAAAAAATCATTGGGAGTAGAAAAAGCCAGTGTAGTATTCAATGATATCACTTCGCAATATCATATAAGACTTCAACCGGATTCTGCATTTTACAATGAATTAGTGAAGAAAATAAAAAAAGAATTTGAAGCAGGATATTTGTATGAAGCCGAAAATGATCCAAGACTCAAATCTGTTGGATGGAATACTTCTCCCAACCGTAACCATTATGCTACTGAGGCACTATATCAAGTAGAATACAACAAATGGTGTGATAAACAAAGTGCAATAAGATCCGAAGTATTTGGGGAATTAGCAGATAAGTGGATTCAAAAACATTTAGGAAAATTCATTTTGTTCTTTGAATATAGTGACAATGAAGGGGATCTTAATGCGGAGTTAGAACACGGTGGAACGTTCAATCGATGGGATGGAATGCAAATATCTCATCATTAGGAGGAATATTGTGAAAATTGTCAAAGAAAGTGTTGTACATCTTTGGTCCACTCCGGATGCTCTAGCTGCAATAGAACAAGCAGGAAGAACCTGTTATAAATCCGAGGACAAGATTACAGAAGAGACGGCTGAGAAATTTGTGAGGATGCTTATACAGAGAGGGCATGAAGCAATGATCGAGCATGCGGTTGCTTCATTCCGCTTCATAATGGATCGTGGTATATCCCACGAAACTGTCAGACATAGAGTTGCAAGTTATGGGCAAGAGAGTACCAGATATTGCAATTATGGAAAAGAGAAATTTGGACGAGAAATCTCTGTAATCGAACCTCCAGGATTGGATGAAGAACAACGACAGCATTGGATAGATGCATGTTTGTCAGCCGAAAAGGAATACATGAGTCTTTTAGATTTGGGATGTTCCCCTCAAATTGCTCGTTCCGTCCTTCCCACTTGTTTAAAGACGGAAATTGTTGTAACTTGCAATTTTAGAGAGTGGAGACACATCTTGACATTACGAAGGTTTAATTCTGCTGCACATCCCCAAATCATATCTGTTATGGCTGGAGTAGAAGAATGGTTTGAAACAAATTATCCGGTAATTATAGAGGATTTGAAAAATGGATAATACCCAACAAATTTATCACGACTTAGTTAGAGAACTAAATTATCATTGTGACATATATTACAAAGAACATTCTCCTATAATCTCTGATGAGCAGTACGATAGATTATACAAAGCATTGAAAGAATGCGAAAAAGAACATCCTGAATGGATTCTTCCATACAGTCCTTCCCGTCGTGTTGGTAATGACATCATCGGAGAATTTCAACAGGTTGTTCATGATGCTCCAATGCTTAGTATCGAAAATCTTTTTTCAATGGATGAGGCATTTGCGTTTATCAAGAAAAGTGATATAATTGTGGCAGAACCGAAGATTGATGGAATGTCTCTAGCGGTTCGATATGAAGATGGCGTATTAGTCAAAGCAATTACAAGAGGAGATGGTAGTGTTGGGGAGGATGTCACTCACAACGCGGTAAACATTTTGGATATTCCTCTTCAATTGAATGAAGCAATTACAGTTGAAGTTCGCGGTGAAGTGTATATGAAATTTGAAGAATTTCAGGCGATTAATCTAATGAAATTGAAAATGGGTGAGAAAGTTCTTGCCAATCCTCGTAACGCGGCAGCAGGTGCAATGAAACGAAAAGATGCTGCTAAGTCCAGAGAAACTCCATTACATTTCTTTGCATATTCGATAATTGAAACTGTGGATTTGTTAAGAAACCATTGTTTGTATACTCAGAAAGGAGCATTGGATTTACTTAAAGATTGGGGATTCCAAGTTCAAAATAACTATGCAATCATTATGACGGAAGAGGATGTGAAGGAAGTTCTCGACGCGTGGCAAGTAGATAGAAAGCATTGGGCATATCCAACAGATGGCGTTGTTCTGAAAGTTAATAATTTTAGTCAATATGAGGAACTTGGAGGAACAGCCAAATATCCAAAATGGATTGCGGCATACAAATATAGAGCGGAGCAAGTGACTACTAAGCTTCTTAGTATAACAAATCAAGTAGGTAAGATGGGTGTACTTACACCAGTTGCAGAACTAGAACCTGTAGAACTTGCAGGTACTGTTGTTAAACGGGCCTCTCTCCATAATTATGACATGATTAGTATATTGGACTTGCGAATTGGAGATAGTGTCCTTGTGGAGAAGGCAGGAGAAATTATTCCGTATGTCGCTGGGGTTGATAGATCCAAACGTCAAGAAGGATCTCTTCCCGTAACTCCTCCTAACAATTGCCCGATATGCAATAGTGTAGTCATTATTCCTACAGATTCTCCGTTTGTTTATTGCTCGAATGAACAATGTCCTGCTCGTGTAAAAGCTAGAGTCAAGTATTTTACCGAGAAAAGTATCATGGACATTGATGGTGTTGGTCCAGCTATAATTGATCAATTGATCGATGCTGGTATGATCCGTACTGCTCCTGATTTGTATACCCTGAAAGTAGAAGACTTACAGACGTTGGATAGAATGGGTGTAAAATCTGCAAAGAAAATTGTAGAGTCTATTCAAAAATCTAAGACTAAACCATTCTATCGTGTTCTTGCAGGATTGCAAATTCCTAATACTGGCCGTACAATTTCAGAACTGTTAGCGAATGAATTTGAGAACATTGATAATATAATGAATGCTACAGAGGAACAGTTCTCGGAGCTTGAAGGAATCGGAGAAATTATTGCTAGGAGCATCTTCAATTATTTAAGACTGCCAGAAACAGTACAAATGATAGATCAATTCAAACAAATCGGTTTGAAAATGACAACTAAAGATGAGGTGAATACTATGGTGGATAATGTATTGGATGGAAAATCCTTTTGTGTTACAGGTACACTTGCGAATTTCAAGAGAACTGAAATTCAAGAATTGATCAAACAACATGGTGGAACAGTATCCAGCGGTGTTAGCAAGAATCTCAGTTATTTGATTGCAGGAGAGAAAGCTGGAAGCAAACTTGACAAAGCAAATAGCTTCGGAGTGACTGTAATTAGTGAAAGTGAGTTTATTGAAATGGTTGTAATATAAGAAGATATTGAGGGATGGTATCTAATTATTGGATATCATCCCTCAGTAATATGAATAAGGAGATATATAATGGGACACGTGACAGAAGTTGGTGTGAGGCTTAGTAGAGTCTCGTCAAATAAAAGGGATGATTTTTTCATAATTACAGTCAATGATGAAAGAAACTCAGGACAGGTGATTGATATTGAAATCTCTCTGGAAGAAATCGGAAATCTTATTTCTGCAAGAGAAGCAAAAGGAATTATTAGTGGATTTCATACGGAACATGTAGGAAAATATCCAAGTCATCATTCTATTTCATTTGTCACAGCTCATAGTGGAATCTGGGACAAAGATGAGAAAAAAATCGTGGCTTTAGAGATGGCTGTCTATTTGGAGAATAATATTGATCCTGATATTTTATATCGGCCGGAAAGTATTGATCTTCTAGTCAGTGATTACAGGAGATGGAAAGCAAGAATAGAAGGAAAATCATGTGACATCAAATATGTGGTGTATCATGATGAACCACAGGTGGGGAATGTGCCATGAAAATTCGTATTGGATTCGTGAGCAATAGTTCATCAACGTCCTTTATGATACAAAACAACGCAAAGATTTCGAGAACGCTTGTTGATTTTGTACGGGATGTTGGTAGAGAGAGATTGATAAGTTATATTGACAAGTATGGAGATATCAATCATGGAGCATCCACATATGATGAAAAATCTTTGGGGGATGCTTACAAAATAATGGTTATTGATGCAGAGAACCGTTTTCAGAAGAACAAAAGGATTTATACAATTCTTCCGGGAATGAGTTGTGCGTGGATTTTCGGAGACGAACAAGGTGATATGTTGGGGAAAATATTTGATTATGAATTGAGAGATGGAGGAAAACGAAATAATTGGAAATGGAAAGAATGGGAATCTTTGAGGTGAAAGGAAACAGTTATGAAAGTGAGAATTGGTTTTGTCAGTAATAGTTCATCCTGTAGTTTCACTCTCTTGAAAACAGGATTGTCAGAAGCACAGATGAATAAGGTGAGAAACCATGACAAGTTCTATAAGTTGATTCCCGGTTGGGAGAGAACACATCCATGGTTGGGAAAACCCAAATGTAATGTCAAATGGGATATCAAAGAGGGAGAAGATTTCTTCCAATGTTTCACTTGTATAGACAATTTTCCCCTGGTGGAATTTTTGCATGAAATTGGGGTTCCAGATGAAAATATAACTAACCTTGTGGGTTCTTAGGAGGAATTATGAAACTTCGTATCGGATTCGTAAGCAACAGTTCATCCACCAGTTTCGTTGTTGCCGTTGATCCTCTTCATATGGGTGATGCTGTCATTTCGGTAACACTGGAAATTCCTGTTGTGGATCTTCGTGATTCGGATGAAACAACATTCAAAACATATAAAGAGTTTTATGATTGGTTGTTCAGTGATTATTGGAGTGATGAGATGGATGAACAGAAAAGAAAATCATTTGAACGAGAATATGATGAGCAATTAGACAGTGCAAAAAATGCTTTTGCGAATGGTAAGATTCTTTTGCGTTGTAATGCAGCCACAGATAATGGTAATGAAATTGAATCAGCAATTGCGTCAGTAGGAACAGAACAGGTTGAAGTTTACGGTTGCGAAATCATTGTACATGGGGATTCATTCTAAAGGAGAAGGCAAATGAAAATCAGACAAGGGTTTGTAAGCAATAGTTCTACATCGTCTTTTTGTATCTATGGCTGGTATTTCGAGGAAGAGGAAATCAATGCCATTGCAGAGAGAATGGGAAAAATCAATTTTATCAAAGTGATTGATCCTAACGCAAATATTGCGGATGATTGTGATGGAGAAGAACTTGAGGGTTGGTTTGAAGATGATTTGGGTTACAGTGATATGACTGAGAAACCTCCTTATTGTGATGGTGTTTACCTTGGTGTGAAAATTTCCGGTAATACGGATCCTTCACATATGGCTGAAGAAGCGGAAAAAATTAGGAAGTTATTGGGACTATCAGAAGATGTTAAACCGTCTTTTCATCAAGATGCGTGGCACGACTGATATGAAAATTCGAACAGGTTTTGTAAGTAATAGTTCCACATCATCCTTCTTGGTTTGTGGATGGAAGTATCCAATGCCAAAAGATACAGAATCCTTGCGGGCATTATTCACCAAGTTATGTGGAGAAACGCTTGATCCTGGTATGTCCGATAATAATATTACTGGAGCAATTTGTGATGTTCTTTATGAAAAGAACTTAGGATTTTGTAACGAGGATGATTGTTTCTATATCGGAAACTATATAGGTGTATCTGATTCTTCTGATGATGGAGAACCTTTGAGGGATTGGCAAAGTTGGCTTACTCCTACAGAGAAATTAGGAATTGATGAGGAGATTGAAAATAAAGAACCAAGAGTGTATATATTAGATGCTTTGGGTTAAGGAGGATTCATGAAAGTATTTTTGGGCGGAACATGCAATAATAGCACTTGGAGAGAAAAACTCATCCCTATGTTAGAGATTGATTATTTCAATCCTGTTGTGGATGATTGGACTCCAGAATTTATGATTGAAGAGCTTAGGCAGAGAGCATCATGTGATTTTTGTTTGTATGTTATCACATCTGAAATGACGGGTGTCTATAGTATTGCTGAAGTGATAGACGATAGTAATAAGCGTCCAAACAAATGTCTTTTTTGCTATTTAGAAGATGGCTTTTCCCCTTTTCAAATTAAGAGTTTGAAACAAGTTGGGGAAATGGTGAAGAGAAATGGCGGAGAATGCTTCACCTCATTAGAGGATATTGCAATTCGGTTGAATGGTTATAGTAGGAGATGTGGAGATGAAAATTAGAACGGGATTTGTATCAAATTCTTCTAGTAGTTCTTTTGTTTTCCTTGGATGGAAATTGAAGGAAACTGATCCGAAAGAAGTTTGTCAGAAGTTTATTTGCGACGATTGTGTAACTCTAGGATGTGAAGAATGCGATTCTATTGATATGATCTCTTCCAAGGAAGGAAAGAGTTTTGGATCAGTTAGACATATTAATGAAATCGGAATGTTCTTTGGAAGAACAATCACTGGTGAGGACGAAGGCGGATTGGATGAATCAGATATAGATATTTCTGACTGGATTAATCAACTTATGCCTTGGGGAGAACACTTTGGATTGGTAGGACCTCCTCATTTGTTCACTGGAACATATCCATGCTAAAGGAGACAAAGAAATGAAAATTCGTTGTGGTTTCGTATCAAATTCTAGTTCCACTTCTTTTGTAATTTGTGGATGGGAATTGAATGTCAGGGATTATGAGGATGATGCAGCATTTTGGGAATTTTTGGGTATTGGCAGGGATGAATGGTGTGATAAATGGTGGAGCAATGTAGAATTAGTCAATTATAAGCTTCCTAAAGGAATCACAACTGCTGTTGGGTATGAAACTTTGATTGTAGGAGTTGGATGCGTGGGAAGTGACGGATACGACACAGTTCCCGATAGATTAGCCGAGACATTTCCTGATTGGAAAAGACGCGTCAACCAACTTCTTCCTGTTCCCACTACCGAATATGGTGCTCCTAAATATATGTTCGGATCAATCTCAGATAATTAACCTCAAGAAGAAATCCTCTGCCTTTAGGCAGTAGGTGACGAATAATTTTCATATATAAACCCATTTGAAATAAGCAGAACAAACTTACAATATAATGATTCTAAAGGAATATATTGAAAACAAAAAGGATTTCGAAAGACGAATGATTACTTATAAGTTCAGAGCTTATCCTACACAGGATCAGATAAGGAAGCTTTGGACTCACGCCAATCGTCTTAATCGATTGTACAATTATTTCTTAGAACAAAGAAATCTAACAGGTGATTATGAAATTACTAGATATGATCAGCAACAGGAATTGGTTTCATTAAAACAAGATGATCCATCTCTTTTGGAGATTCATAGTCAGGTGTTGCAACAAGTTCCATTAAGATTGCAAAAAGCTTTCGACAAATTTCATGATCTCCTTAGGAATTCCAAAGAGGAATTGGATCTTCGTAAAGATGGAAAACCAGAAGGTTATCCAAGATTCAGATCCTGCAGAGAATTCTTTGGAATTTGCTATCCACAATCACTTCATTTCAAGATTTTGGATAATCACGTAAAAGTTCCGAAATATGGATCAATTAAGATTTCTAAGCACAGAGAAATACAAGGAACTATCAAACAATTATACATCACAACGAAAGACGATAAATGGTATATTTGTATCACGTCCGAGGGTGAAAAGAAATCCGTAGAAACAAGTAATTCAATTATTGGCATTGATCTCGGTATCACTAATATTGTTGCAACATCTGATGGTGAAATCATTAAGAACAAAAATCATGCAAAATATTTTGATAAACAAATCAATCAACTGAAATCAAGGAGAGACAAGAAATGTAAAAAATACTCAAGAAAATGGCGTTTTCTTTCTAAGACGATCAATAAATTGTATGATGCAAAGAGCCGAAAACAATCGGATTTTTTGCATAAGGTTTCTTATAACCTTTCTCAAAAATTTGATACAATTGTTATTGAAAATCTTCAATTGAAGAAAATGTCAGAAAGTGAAATAACCGGATTAAATAGAGAATTGAGAAATTCGTGTTTGGGTCAATTGATATCGTTCTTAAAATACAAGAGCAACCGAATCATAGAAGTCAATCCATATAATACCAGCAAAATGTGTAACAATTGCGGAAAGTTGCACACTATGCCGCTTTCTGATCGAACTATGAGTTGCAGTTGCGGTTATGTTGAAGATAGAGATGTCAATGCGGCCAAAAACATACTTTGCCTGGGACAGGCCTATTTGGAGAATCATTCCGATTTTTCGGATAGTATTGCGGCAACGCAGGAAGCTGGTTCCTTTAGGGACCAGTAGTTCACTTCAGCTGCTGATTGTTTCACCATATTTGCGGACAAATTCAAAACCGCAAAAGAGGGAGAATCAACAATGGCGAAAAACACAGTATTAGTTGAAACCGTTAATAAGATGATAAACAGCCCGAGACATTATATCAAAGGGAGATTCGAAGTAATTGAGGTATTAGAGGAATGGGATTTACCGTTTCATTTGGCTAACTCAGTTAAGTATATCGCCCGATATAAGGACAAGGGTAAACCAATTGAGGATCTCGAAAAAGCCGTTTGGTATATGAAACGTTGGATGGTTTGGAAGAACAAAAGTTTTAGGGAATCAATTGCGGCCAAACTGGATAACAATACGTTTCATGTATCTGAAGTAGCAGATGATTGGGGTATTCCAGAGGATACGGATGTATACAAATCTTTGGAGTATTTGTTTTATGGAGATATATTAACAGCATGTGTTCGACTCGAAAAATATATAGAGTTTCTTCGTTTGAAAAATGAGGAATCCCCAGAAGAATAAATATATGCAACTTCTGAATGAATGATTGTTGCATGAATGAGTGAAAGAAGATGTATAGAAAGACGCTGTGTCTTTTCAAATCGTTCGATCACTCTCACTAGTAAACGGAGGTATACCATGTTTACAATTTTAGCGGTGACAAATAAGATCGAAGGCAAGTTGAAGAATTATGAAGTAGTCGGGGATGATTTGGTTGTTCGGTTGGCAATTCTTAACAACAAAACAATTGACGTCACGCTTCCCGATATTCCGACTTCGATTGTCGAGACGATGAATCGGACAGGTTTGGAAAAGATTAAGGATAGCACTGTCGATTTGAACAAAGGCCAGATTACTTTAGGGCACGCTCTTGAAAGCGATGGAAAGTCTGTACAGAAGGGTAAGCAACTTCCTTCTGAACATCGCCCGCGTCTCCAATTGGGTGGGGGCCAAATTGTAGGATAGTAGTCACATGCTTAAACATCCTACATGTTATGATGCAGTAAGACTCATCAAGTTTGAATCCTTTCTGAAACATCTAAAGGATTTTCATTTTGATCTAAAAGTCTATCATCCAGAAGAGGAAGATCATACAGGTATTTTCTATGTGGTTCTTCAAGATGATCCTCTAATAGAGGATTTAACGTGGATGGTTAATGTTTTCAAAAAGACATTTGAACTAGTAGATCAAAAGGATTTTTTGGATCGTATCAGAAAGGATAACTTGATGGGGTATGAAACAGCTATTGACAAAAAGTCTTATAAAAACGAGGTGATTACAGATGACTGATATTAATCAATTGGCCGCTAAAATAAAAGGCAACATGGATTCGTTGACTTTTTACAAACCCAAAATGGCATCTTTCGGGATGACTCTTTCCATTACCAAGGGTACTCTTCAGTTGTTTTGGACTCCACCTTTTCCTGATGCATCTACTGGATTTGCAAAAGAAGGTGAGAAGAGATATGATTATGATAATCAAATGGTATCATCCATTAGTGCGTATGATTGCTTTAAGATCATGGGTGCTTGGAATAAACTATTGGATGGAACATTTGAAGATCCCAATGCAAAAGATGAAAAGTATAAGAAGCGTTTAGCGTTGATGAGGAGTGATGGAAAGTTGTTGGTTTTGGATTGTGTGGATGATAAATCCAAAACTGCAACACAACCAAAGACTCTTCGTTTTTCTATATTGCATCAAGGTAAAGCTCAAAACTATATCTTCAGGACAGAGAATGGAGAGCTCGAACTATTTAAGCAAATGGTTAGGCATACCTTCACAAATCTTCCCTATCACAAAATGTTATATGATGGAGTATTGAAGTCCATTAGACAATCCTTTATGGATGATGGAGAAGCTAAGACGAATAATGGTGGTCCCAAATCGCAAGGGCAGTCAACACCAACTACAGTGAAAAGTGATGATGATTTTCTAAATGATGTTGATGCAGATTTTTCGTCTTCAGTGGCATCAACCTCGACAACCCAAAAAACTACAAAGAGACAACCGGCATCCGAAGAAGATCCATTTGAGGATGTTCTTGCCGAGCCGCCAAAGAAAACAGAGAAAGCAACACAGAAGAAAGCAGATGTGCAGACAATTACGGATCCAGAAGATATGGATTTTGGATTTCTTCAGGGTGAAGAATAATACAAACAATTAAGGAAAAGACATGAGCCAATTAAAACCATTTGAGAAATATTATGTTGATTGTGTCTGCGATTGTGCGGAACACGTTATCAGATTTGTCTACAATCCGAATGATACTAGTCAAGAGGACGAAGAATTAGGATTGTGGATGGAAGTTCAATTGCCGGTAAGTCGTACTCTATGGGAAAGAATTCGTTTAGGAATCAAATATATTTTAGGACATGGTTGCCCATTTGGATATTGGTCCTGTACAAGTTTTACAGAAAGAACGGGAATGGATTTAATCGTTATTTTAGCTAAAGCTGAAATGAAATATGGTAACTTATCGGAAGAAGAGTTTTTCAAAAAACTACAAAATCATAATTGCAAAGAAATTATGTAGTCACATCGCCGCCTAGGAGGATCTATGGCACATTATGATGCGTCATCAATTGTGCAGATGAGTGAAATTGATCATCTGCGTAAACACAGTGGAATGTATGTAGGAGATGCAGAAACAGCAACAAGACTTCTTGAAGAAGTATTGGATAATTCATTAGATGAAGTTCAAAACAATTTCGCTACAATCGTTGGTGTGTTTGTTGACACCAAAGAAAAGAATTTTAAGGTATTAGACAATGGTCGCGGGTTTCCATTTGATCAATCTCTTCCACTCGATAAAGATCCTCCTATCATGGCTTGCACAAAACTGTTCACTTCTGGTAAATTTCAGAAAGGCTCAGATAACGCATATGGTATTGCTGTAGGATTACATGGAGTTGGATTGAGTGCGGTATATGCATTAAGCGAATATATGAATGTTGATATCTTTCGAGATAATAAGCATGCAATGTATATGTTTAAGCATGATGGGTCAATTGACAGAACAGAAGAAGTTCACAAAGACAAGAAGCCGTTCTCAACAAAAATAGAAGTCAAACCGTCTACCAAATATTTCACAGATACAAAAGTGGATCTCAAACGAATTGAGGAACGCCTACGTATTGCTGTCGCTAACTTTCCTAAGCTCAAAGTTGTGTTTCGAGTAGATGGAGAGGATAGAGTAATTGAAGGAAGCGTAGATGATTTGATTTTAAATTACATCGGGAATGGCGTTACTTGGTTAAAGTTTACAGAAACCAAAGGGCAAGAAGGGTATGACATTCGTGTGGCATGGGATGATAAACCTCCTGCGTCTCAAAAATGTTTTACAACTGTCAATCTTTGCCGTGTGGAATCCGGTGCTCACATCAATCATGTGTTAAAAGTAATTAGAGAATTCTTTCAAGATGCAGCCGGAAAAAGTTTCACATTTCAAGCAAACGATTCTCTTACCGGACTTCGTTTATATATTGATTTGAGAATCGTATCAGCAGCATTTGCAGAACAAGTAAAAGATCGTCTTTCTTCTAGATCTGATTTGGCTATGTTAGATAGTTTCAAAACTAAATTGATAGCATATTTCAAAGAACACAAAGAAGAATTAGATGAGCTTTTAGAGAGATTTCATAATTACAGAGCAGCAATTACTAATAAGTCTTTAGTCGGTGTGAAAAGTACTTCTTCTAAAAAGAGAGGAATGACAACACTGACTAAACTGCACGATTGTACAGAGATAGGTGGAGAGCTTATTATTTGTGAAGGAGATTCTGCTGGTGGCAATTTGGTAATGGCTCGCGATCCAAAGGTCCACGCGATTCTTGGATTGCAAGGCGTTATTCCCAATGCGATAACCAAAAAGGATTTTCATACAAATAAAGAATTGAAAGATATAATCATTGCATGCGGTTGTGGAATTGAAGCTCAGTGTGATGTTCGTAATCTAAGATATAGTAAAATCATATTAGCAGCGGATGCGGATCCTGCAGGACATTGGATTACATCTCTACTAATAACACTGTTCGCTTACAAAATGCCTCCTGTGGTTAAGGCAGGACGATTGTATGTATGCAGCACTCCGTTGTATGGGTACAAGAAAGATAAAAAATTCATACCACTTTGGACACAAAAAGAAATTGATGACATCAGAAATTCTAAGTATACCTTAATGAGATTTAAAGGACTTGGGGAGTTTGATGCTAATGATTTGAAATATGTAGCCATGGATAACAGTACCCGCAGATTGATTCAAGTCCAATGGTGTGAAGAACATAAAGAAAAACTCTTTGATTTAATGTCCAGCGCAGAAGCGAGAAAGCAACTTGTAATGGGTGAATGGACATTGTCTTGAGACAAAAGGAAGTGATATGCAAACATTGATTCCTCAGTTATACAAAACATATGGAGATTATGTATGCCGCCGAAAAATGTTTCCCCATATGTTAGATGGACTTGTTCCTGTTTGGAGAAGAATCCTTTTAGGTACACATGTCATTGCAAAAAGTGAATTCAAAAAGTCGGCTCAAATATTTGGATATGTAATTGGACATTGGCATCCACATTCCGAAGCAATTCAAGGCACTGCTGAACTATTGGTACATAATGCTTTGATTGTCGGTAAAGGAAATTGGGGTGTTAGAATTGGTTCATGCACGATGTCTTGCGCCGCTCCTCGCTACACAGGATTGAAGATGCATCCTTTTGTTGAGGAATTGGCATTCAAATATATTAAGGATGTTCCTTGGGAATCTGATGAATTGGATCCCGAGCCTGTAGTGTTACCTACTATGATTCCATTTTGTTTATTTCTCATGTATGGGATGAGCATGATTGGATTTGGATTCAAGACAGAAATTCCAAATTATAAGTTATCAGACTTAATCACTCGATTGTTGTTTCTTCTTGGAGAAAAGAAAAAGGAACCAGTCATTGTTCCAAATATTCAGGGTTGTACAATCACCTCTGATAAGGAAACTTTGAAAACCTTACTAACTACTCCTGGAAAATGTAAAGTTGATCTAATGGGGACTTACAGTGTAGACAAAACAAACTTCCGTGTTTATATTCATGGTTGGTCCCCAAAGACTACATTTGATAATCTGTTTAATCGAATTGACACATACAAGCAATGGGATCTTATTAGTAAGGGAGACGTTACTTTCTTAGATGAGTCGAGTGCGTCAGTAGGAACAAAGATAAGATTTGAAGTATCCAGAGCAAGAAATCGACAAGATATATTTGACAAATTGGTTGAAGCAGTCGAAGATAGATTGCAAGGATCTATTACGTATGATATTTATGTGGTAGATGAAAAAGACAACATTGTCAATACTTGTGTCGATGATATGTTAATGAATACTTATCTGTTTTATCAAAAAGTTATTTCTGCCCACGCGACTCGAAAAATTCAAGAAACTCAAGATGTTGTAGATGAACTATCCGTTATTGCAGCAATTAAACCCCACCTTCCCAAATTTCTGTCAATACCTGATGTGGACAAAATAATAGTAGGGTTAGCCAATTGTGCTAAGCTAAAAGAAGAACAAGTTCGCGATGTTGTTGACAAATACAAAATTCGTAAACTGCTCACTGTAAATACGGATATTACAGATGCTAAACAAAAGATTGCAGATTACACTACACAATTAGGAAATATCAATACTGTTACAACTGACAGTTACAAGGAGCTTTTGGCTAAGTTATGAAACCAGCAACTGTGTATTTAGACGATCAAACCGGATTGTTTCATGTGAGTTATGTATCATACCATAGTAGAGAACAGCGTGATGTAGAATTGGAAGCTGATAATTTGTTAGACGCAATAGATGAAGCACAGACGGTTACAGATTACCGTATAGATGAAATTGACTATTAAGGAGATTGTAAATGAAATTCAGACAAGGTTTTGTTAGCAATAGCAGTTCTACATCCTTTGTCATATATGGATGGAAACTTCCTATATACAAATGGGATGATGCTCAGGCAGATATATGGAATGCATTAGGAATTTCTTCTAAGGGAGAATGGGAAAACAGAAAAGACAAATACGGAAGATTCATGCTTCCAGATCTTCCAAGAGGTATATATGCGATTCGTGGAGAAAGCTTTGTTGTTATTGGTGTTGGAGTAATGAATCAAGATGATTGTATTGTAGATAAATCGGATGTTATACCTTCTGGAATATCCAGTTGGAAAAAACACCTAACCGATTTACTTCCTTCTGTTACTTCAACTCCTCACATTGTTTTTGGTTGCATGGATACCTAATATATGTCGCTGGTTAAAACTTCCGGAATAATGGTTCCTAATGATCATCCAGAATATGATGCGATTAAGCAGGATCTAAATCGTTATGTTTCCACATGGGATGGTGGCACGGAGAATCTCGTATTCTATGAGGAACTCAAAACGGGAATTCTTATTCCCCGATATTATCCAGTAAACGATGAGATAATAGATAAGTCATCTGAAGGTGAAGATATAGAGATAGAACATACAGTAGTTCCCAGAAATGAACGTCAACAGAAATCAATTGATTTTCTAGTAAACAATCTTAAGGGAATATTGAGATTGGAACCGGGTAGTGGTAAAACCGTTATTGCTGTTGCAACGATTGCTACTGTAAAGAAGAGAGCAATTATATTTGCACACAAGGATAAGCTTCTTGAAGATGGATGGAAAGCAGAATTTCTTCAGTTTACCAATTTAAAAGAGGAAGATATAGGAAGATTGAGTTCGGACAATTATAAAGAATGTTTGAAAAAGAAGATCATTCTATCTACTCCTCATGTTATAGCCAATGCCGTTAAGAAGAGAAATGTGGAGTTTTTAAAGACATTAGCTAAGGCGAAAATTGGGATAATGCTGGTAGATGAAATTCATGCAGTCGTTGGGCCCACTAAATTTTCCAAAGCCTCATTGTTTGTGAATGCGAAACGAACATATGGATTAAGTGCAACGCCTTCTAGAAGTGACGGAATGAATGATATATTGGTAAAGCATGTAGGAGAAGTAACTTACTTTCCCCCTGAGAAAAACGAATTGCTTAATCCGGCTGTTCACATGGTATATTTTCCATTTGGAATTTACAAAAAGCATAGGCAATATTTGTCATGGGGTGGTAATTTCAGTCTAGCCAGATATCACAAGATGGTATTGAAATGTGATAAGTATCATACAACCTTATCCACTTGGATTGTGAAAGCATATAAAGCAGGAAGAGTTGTATTAGTTCTTGGGAAAGAGATTAAACCTCTATTGAGATTAGCAAAGGAATGCGATCTTCCTCCCGAGCACGTTGGTATTTTTATACCGGGCGCAATTGTCAAAGAATATTTTAAGCAAGTGGATGCTCTATCTGATACTAGGGATTTAACCGAAGCATTCAAAACCAAACAAGTTGTATTTTCGACATATGGAGCATGTCGAGATGGTAACAATCGGAAAGATTTGGATGTTTTGGTAATGGCTACACCTACTAGTAATCCAGAGCAAGCTGTCGGTAGAATCTTACGAGAATTACAAGGGAAAAGCCAGCCAATTGTAATTGATGTAGTTGATACAGACGGTCCTTCTGTGGATGTTTGGATAGATGGAGCAAGAACACCTAGTACATGGTTCGAGCGATCTGCTTTAAAGCGTATGGAATTCTATGAAACAAAAGGATGGGAAATCAAAGTTCACAAAGGTAAATGAGGATGTAATGTTATGATGTCTAATATGACAATATCTTGTACAAAACAACTTAAATTTGAGTGTGCCCATCGTTTGGTTGGGCATGAAGGAAGATGCAGTAGTATTCATGGCCACTCCTATGTGGTTGAAGTAACTGCATTTGGACCGAAATTAGATTCAGTAGGACGTCTAGTTGATTTCAGTGTAATTAAGAAAACTCTTGGAACATGGATTGATGAAAATTGGGATCATGCTCTAATATACAATCAATCGGATCTGGATGTTGTAAAGTTGGGTTGGTTAAAAGGTAATAGAGCTTATGCAGTGTCCGATAATCCGACTGCAGAAAACATGTGTTATTTTCTATTGAAGAAGTTTTGTAAATCATTGGAGTATCTTGGTGTAATCATTGGTAGGATTTCTGTGTGGGAAACCGATACCGCGTTTGCTACTTGTGATTTAAACCAAGGGGAAATTTCAGATTTTTGCAATATTGCATCTGAATATCTTTCCGTACTTGAAATTCTTAAAGCAGAAGCATCTGCGGCCGAACATATTTCTAGAGAAAAACTTCCAATTCAATTAACAGCAACTCAATCTGAAATTAGAAATATTTCTTGGCGAAAAATAGGTGCGGAAGAATGGCTTCCTTTGGAATCAATGATTCTAACAAATGTTGACAAAGTTTTCAATGGAAGATATGATATAAAGAGAGTATATGACAATGATCAAAAACCAGTGTGGTTGCTGAATATAGTTGGGTATTAACCGAGGAGACATTACATGCCAGACAATGAAAATCTTGATGAGTTAGTAGGATTGGAAGATTCTGAAAATCTGTTTGATGAAAGTATGTTTGATCCAGATGCAGCAGAAACTTCGACATATGAAGCCGAAGAGTTGGTTCCTGTTCAAACCGTTATTAATTCAAATGACACCAGAACAATCACGCTTGATAAAGAACGTTTTTCCACGTTCTTAACCATTTTGAAGATTGTAAAAGGAAATGGAAGTTGTACGGATCTGACGATTAAAGAAGGAAAGATTTGTCAATTAAATGATAAGAAGTCTATGGTATTTATTGCAGATCTTACTCCGATTCTTGGCAACGCTAGTATGTTGATTAGTGGACTTGAGTCCAAATTGGAATTGCTTGAGCCATTTAAGAAACAGTGTGTAAATGTGTTTCTTGATATATGTCCAGATGGATATGTGTTTAGGGATTCACTTACTAAGATCAAATTGAGTATGCCAGTTCAAGAGTACATTCAGCAGAATAATGAGTGGATGTCTGATACGTCGATGGATACGCGAATTGCATTAGATAGTTCTCGCCGAGTGTTTTCTTACAAGTTTGATAAGATCATTCTTTCTCGGTTGCTCACCTATGCTAAGGTATTAGCGTCTCCTGTATTGAGAATTCTATTTAATGGAGACAAGGCGTGCTTTCAAATTCAGGCGTTGGATAGTACAAAGAGTACTGAAATTCTGTTGACTGAATTGGATGATGAGTTGGATGACACAAGTATTAACAATCTGATTGCTCCGTTTAATATCCAAGCATTTCTTAATTTCTTGTGCGGTGAAGTTGAAGAAATTCAGTCGGAAGTGTTTCATAGACGTAGTGAGGATGTTCCCTCTGTAGTCATTCGATTGAATGCTAGTGTACCAATTAAGGGTGAAGACGGCGGAGAGATCGCTGTTACAATTTGCTCCGCGGCGCAGCTTGCTTCGGAGGATGAATAAGGAGAAGTCAAGTGTTTTCATTTAGTTTAGGAGATAGCAAGGAACGATTGGAAAAGATCGCTGAGGATCTTCAAGTAAATAGTGAAGTTTTGAATAATGAATTTATACAAATCGAACAAAAATTGGCTAATATGAATTTAGGAGTAACTGCTTGGGCAAATGATACAATCGGTTCTCCTGATAAGAAGCAATACAAGTTTGGATTTTGTAAATTGAAAAATGATTGGAAACTTGTTTGTCGAGAAGTATCTTCGGATAATGGAAAGGATTCAGACAAAGGAAAGTACGGACTTCTTTCACCTATCACATTTATGCCCAGACATGTAAGAGTTCAAGCCGGTGCAATTATTGGACAAGTAATTGAAAACATTAATAAGAAAGCAGAAGTATATTCTAAGGAAATGAAAGCATCTTCTAAGAATATAGCTGTTGAAGTAGGAAAGATATGAAGACGCTAAAGCAAGTAGTACAAGCATTGCCAGGAACAAGAGCATTGTTTATAGATCCAATGGATGGTGAACCTCTAATACAGGATGTTCTTGTTTGGGCACTGTATGATATTACAGCATCTGGCGGACTTGAACATTATCAAGAAGTAGTCGGATTAACTGCAATGCCTCATTCATTAAGACTTGCGGATTGTGATCCATATTCAAGTAATTTCGTTGGATATCTAACTACAAGGGATGATAATGATAGTATCATTCGAAAAATAGAATCATTCCAATTATATAAAAAGGAGATGGAAGACAGTGGCAAATGAAAATGGGCAAGTTAAACAGAGTGTTGGATCAAAGATCCTTATATATGCATCTATCTTCATTACAGGTTATATATTCTCAGCATTTTCACTTATGGAACATTCTAAATTGGCATTCCTAGGTGCGACTGTAGTAATGCTATATGGCTTGGTGAATTTGGTTGTTTATATGATGATAGATTTAACACTCTCTTGCTGTTATTATCTTCGTCAAATATTAATCGAATTCTATCAGGCGGCTGAAAATAGTGTGGTTCCCCAACAACATACGCATGGGGAAGAAGATGATGGACCGTCCCCGTTTTGAAACTGAAAACAGGAGAAAATTATGAGATGGTTTAACAAAAACAATCATGATAAAGAAGAGTTAACGATTTCTGAAAGAATTATTCAAAAAACAATGGCCAAACAGAAGATTCGCTTAGATATTAGGGCAAAATCTTTTGTCAGATTAGAAAAACTCAAAGAGAATCTAGAACAAGTCATACAAGAGTTTGAACTGAAATATGTTATTACGGTTACAATTTCTAACAATGAGGAATTGAACGTGATAAATACATCAACCTCACCACCGAAAAAAATGTTATCTATCTCTTCAACTAGTAATGGGTATTTTCGGTTCAGCGACAGTACCTTTTCATATTCAGATAAATTTCTCAATGCGGTGATATCTAGATTTTCTGATGAAATTCTGCCGTTAATTGAAGAAGCGCAAAAAGACAAATTGCTAAGCGATGTGATACAGCAACTCGATCAAGAATGAAAGTTTCAAAAGAGTATTAGGAGAAAATTATGCCATTAGATCACAAATTCATATTTACAGCGGATTTGCATTTGAAATTATGGACAGATAAGGAGTATACAGATACAGGGCTTCCAGTTAAGTTGATGGAGATTCTCCATACTTTTGATCAAATGTGTGAATATGCCGTGACTAATGGTATTGACACAATTGTCATTGGTGGAGATCTAAATGATACAAAGGGAGTTGTGGCTGTTCGTGCTTTTCTTCTATTCCGTCAAATAATAGAGAAATATATGGATCGGCTTTATTTCTATATTGTTCATGGAAATCATGATGCAACTACTGGTAGAGTTGAAGAAGAAGAAAGTGCAATTCAACTTCTTGAACCTTGTAACAATGTAACTATTATTATGAAGCCTACTAGAATCGGGCACATTCTTTTTGTTCCTCATTCCAAGAACATCAATGATGTGATATCAAGTGAATATGAAAAGGGTTTAGATCCTGTAACTGTATTAGTTTCTCATTTCGGATTGAATGAAGGATGTTTATCTAGTGGTATTTCAATTCGTACTGGAATCACAATCAATGATCTAAGGCCATTCAAGAAAGTGTTTCTTGGGCATTATCATAAACCACAAATGATATCAAATGATGAAACCACTTTGTATTATGTAGGTTCTCCAATTGCTATACGCAGAGATGAATCTGGAGAAGAGAAACGATTTATAGTGATTGATTCTGAGAGGATGACAGAAGAATCAATTTTGACTACCGGATGGCGGCGTTATGTAGAACTCGTTCTTGATGAAGAAACTGATTTAGAGGAATTTGCTTACGCTCTCAATAAAGCAAAAGAAGATGGACATCACATTATTGTTAAGAAGAAAATAGCGAATGTTCCTAAAGAAGTTGCTTCCATGGTAGAGAGTCATGCCCAGTTGGTAGATATCTATGAAGCCGAAGAAGAGTTGCGCGGTATTACAACTGGAATGACAATCGAAGAACAAATGAGAAAGCTTCTCGAAATCGAAAACATTCCCGAAGACGAAAGAAGCGAGTATCTTGAAATTGGAATGGAAGCAATATCTCATGAAGGAGAGAACTATGATTAAGATCTACGCGGCATCCGGATATGAAAATCAGTTTCTAGTGAGAGCACAATTGGATCTTTTACAGAGAGTTATGGGGACATCTCAAGTTGAGTTCACAGGAAGTTGGATGGATCCTCCCACATTTGCGCCAAATGCTACTTTGGATAGACGATATCCAGACTTAAAACCTCAGAAATTCAAAGAGACTCTTGAAGGAGATTTTAAGGAAGTAGAAGAATGTGATATTCTACTTGCATTTCATCCCCATTTCATTGGAACAATGTGTGAAATGTCCTATGCTATGGGCCTGAAGAAACCTGTAATTTATTGCATTGATAGAAAATTCATGTTTGATTTGGACAATTGCACAGATTCATCCAAATTCAGTAAGTTTTTTGCTTTAGCGAATGATATGCATCCATGGGAAGCATATTATTCTAAAGAGGAAAAGATTGATACATCCAGATGGATTGTTCACACACAGCAATCTTTGGTAAGATGCTTGGAGCACGAACTTATAAAATTGAGATAATAACGGAGAGGGAATGAGAGAACTAACATTTCAAGATCTCACATTACAAAACTTTCGGTGTCATGAAGAACTTGAATTTTCATTCACGCCTAATCGTTTTGTATCAATAACAGGCGGGAACGGAAAAGGAAAAACAACTATTTTCTCTGCCTTGGCATGGGCGATCTATGATAAAACCATGGATGGCCAAAGTGGAGATGATATTGTTAGGAGAAGATCCGGAAAAAATGCAGTTGTTTCTGTTACCTGGAGTGACGGAGAAAACAACTATAAAGTAGTTGCTCATAGGAAGCACCACAAATTTAAGAATCGCAGATTTCTATATAAGAATGAAATAGATATTTCATGTAATACAGAAGCAGAGACGTTGAAACTTATTGAGAATTTGGTTATGCCAAAAGATGTATTTATGAATTGTCTTCTATTTTCTCAATATGTTCAGAATCACTTTATGGATCTTACTCACAGTGGGCAAAAAGAAATCATCGATGCTGTTCTATCCTTATCTGAGTATGACAAGTATGCAGAAAGTATTATAAATGCATCAAAACTTGTGGATTCATCTATTTCAATCTTAGCAAATAAATGTAATGTGATTGATTCTGTAGTAAGTGAAAAACGTTCTCAGATTACCTATGTTGAAGAACAGAAGTGTAAAGCACAACAGCGTTATGATGACACTGTTATGTCTCTGCAGGAGCGTTTGGAATCACTACAGGCTAAACTAAATAAGTTGAAATCAATTGATAATAAAGATGCTGTAACAACAGATAAACAATTGAGAGAATTGCTAAATGAAAAAGCTGGATTGGAAGCAAAGATAGAAGCACAACGGGAAACATATAGAAATCAGATTTCAGATCTCGACGGTGTAATGATCCTGGAAAGAACAGCTAAAGGAAGAGAAGTCGAAAATAAGTATCAAGAAATATTGCTTAATCTTCAGAAGTCTCTTCATGAAGCACAGTCCAAGAAATTAGAAGCCGAGAAAAGAAAAGCAGAAGTTCTTGGAGAACTTGAACGGCAAGCTTCTATTGCTGTAGAAAAGAAAACAGAAGAATCAGCCGCGGCTCTTCAACCAGTGAAAGAACAGATTGATCAAGTATCATCTCGTTTAAGAGTTTTGAATGAGAGATTGAAAACTGCTTTACGAGAAGAAGATACTGCTACAAAAGAATCTGTAAAATACAACAAAGCGTTGGAGAAAGAAAATCCTGAGTGCGCGGCGTGTGGACAAGAGTTGAAAGATGAAAAAGCGTTACTCAAAATTCAGAAGCTTTCAATACATTGTCAGGATACAGTTAATAAACTGCAAAAAGAATTGGTGACAATTGAAAAAGAAAGAGAAGAGTGTTCTGAACAATATAAAGAGTTGACCCATGAATTTTTGGAATTAGAAGAAAAGTTCAACACAGAAAAAACTGCATTACAACAGAAGATAGACAAAAAGAGAAAAGATACTGCAAATCAATTTGTGGAATCTTTAAATGCAGCTAGAACAGAGGAAGGAGAAGCACGGCAAAAAATAGAAACGGCAGAAAAGGAACGAAGTAAAGAGCATGCTGCAATAGAAGAAGAAATTCAATCTGAAAAGGCAATTAGAGTTCAAAAGATTAAAGAAGACAATCAGAGTATTGCAATGACGTGGATAGTCAGATTGAAAGAAGTTGTTCCTGAAATACAGTCGAATGAAGAGAAGCTTGAACGGTTCAATAACTGTGTAGAACAAATGTCACAAACCGATCGTGAGATTGCCTCAGTTGAAGCAACTCTCTCTGAAGTAGACTCTCGTTATAAGATAGAGATAAAGGAATTGTACCAACGAGAGAAAGATATACAAAGAGAGTGTAAAGAACAACAAGAGCAATTACAACAATTACAGGAGGAAATGGCCAGGCAAAATCGTAAAAATGTTATATTAAAGTTCTGGAAGAAAGGATTCTCAGATGTGGGAATCAAAGCAATTCTTCTGGACGAATCAGTTCCTATCTTAAATGAACGTGCGAGAGATTTGTGCCAATTGGTACCAAATCTAAAAGTCAGATTTAGTTCTCAGAAACAATTGAAGTCAGGTGAAAGTAGAAACAAGTTCAGTATCGATGTTCTACAAACACAAAATCTGTCTGAACTAAAGGATCTTTCAGCAGGCGAAAGAAGAATGACTGATATAATTGTTCTTCTGTGTTTAAGACACTTGTTGGAAACGATTCAAGATTGTAAGATGAATGTATTGTTACTTGATGAAATACTGGATAGTCTTGATCCAGAGAATACTGCGGCAGCAATTGATATGGTTAAACGTCTTTCAGATACTCATTGTGTTGTGCTGATATCACACACATTACGAGAATTTCTGGAAGCAGATGAATCGCTTTGTATGTAGATCTTGGTTAAAAACTTACCATTGTGGTGGGTTTCAAATTAAAACGGGAGACATGAAATGTCGAATAAGTATGAAGTAGTTGTTGGGTTCCAGAGTTACAGTCGTGAAATTACGGTGATGAACGTTATTGCTCGTGATGCAGAATCGGCGCAAAAGCAGGCGCTTGAGCATGTGCATGATAACTTTGGCAAGATTGATGAGAATGGAAAACTTCAGGCTGTGGTAGATGATAGTGGCACGCCGGTACTTGAGTGGGATAGCTCCTACCTCACGAAGAAACCCCGGTTTGTTGTTGATGCGATTAACGATTTGGGTGATAGTGGTGAACCGGATGAAGATGAACCGGTAGCGGAAACGGTTATTCCCGAAAATGAAGCGGATGCGGTTGTGTTGGCGGATGTAGATGCCCCCGCAGAGGGTGGTGCCGCCCAAGCTGATGAATAATTGATAAAACAATATGAGACAAATATGAGACAATTAACCAATTGACTGTAGGAGATTATGATATGCCAATGGAAATGCCTCCTTCAAGGCAATGCAGTGGGTGTGGACATATACATCCACCACCATGGGATGATTCATGCCCAATGGGAAAAGCACAAAAAGGGGTTGCAAATGAGCGTACTCAAGCGATTTCATCTTTTTGCATAGAGTTATCTCAGTATTTGCAGGATCATCCCCACTATAAAGAAGTAATCGGAAAGTTAAAACAATTGATGCAAAAATGGGCAAAGTAATGCCCTACACAACTCAGGAGAAATATCAATGACAGAACCTAATGATAACCTTGATGCTTTGGTAAATGATGGAAACACGGCTACAATCCTAACGCTCGAAGAAGTTCCTGAAACGCTTCAAGAAAACACCCTTCCTGCTCCTACGATTTCTTGGGTGGAACCTCTTGCGAATGAGATAGGGGAAAACGGCCTTCATATTCCTGTGGAGTTTACAGAATTTGGACGGCATACCTATCGGTTCGAAGAAATCTATACGCCTGATGCGCAACAGACTGGTGCATTTGCAGGATTCTATAAAGATGAAATGCAGCCAGAACCTGTTTGGCAAGTTTTGAAAGGCGGATTGCTTTCGAAGGAATATGTGGTTGCTAAAGTCAATCCTTTCTATGATGAATTGGCTCGTCAGGTGGAATTTGATGGTGAACCGATTGTACATGGTGCACCTTTTATTCTTTCTGCAACAGGTAAAACGACTACACCGATTGATGTATTAGGAGATGATGAAGCTAAGCTCGCCTTTGAAATTATCAGTGGTGTAAGCTCTGATGTATTAAGTAATGCAAATTCTAATGTAGATGTTTGTGTTACCAATACATACAACGGAACTGCGTCGATTCGTATTGATTTCGCTGTTCACATCAAACTTCAAAACAGCGGGAACGATCGTATTGGATTCCGTGATTATTTCACATTGACGAATCGCAATCATACGTTCACGCATACTACACATAGTCTTGGTGCAGTATCCGCGGATCTTACTCAGATTCAACAGCACTACAATGAAAGTACTACCATTCTAAAGGGTATTACTCACAATGTTGATATTCATGCAGATAAGTTGGCGAAATGCCTAAAGAAAACGGAGAAGGGTATTTTCAATTCCTATTGGGAAAATCTTCCTCCTGAACATCGTAATTTCTTGGTAGCAATATTGATCGCCTCGTATTGCTTGGACTTGAATTATGATGTGCGCTGCCATATGAACATGCGCTCTTATATCCAAAAACAGATGACAACGATATTTGCATCCAGACACTAATCCCTCTATTCTGTCAACTACTGGCCCCTAAAGGGACCAGCTTGGCTTTCCCTTGGGAAAACCGGCTCGGATCGACTGGCGAGCCATTCTCTCCGGTATACCGGAATAGAATGTTTCTAGAAGCGTTTAGATCGGCGTCCAATTGAAATCCACAAGACGTGCATTCAAACCTCGATTGAGTCTCTCGAAGCGTCTCTTGCGAGCCGCATCGCGAGCAAGCTTTCGAGGTGTATGCAGGATCTACGAATTCCAATTTGATTCCGTTTTCTAAACATTTATAAGAAAGAATTTGTCGGAACATCGCGGTTGGAAAACAATTATTTATTCGATAATTGAGTTCTTTTCCTTTTGAAGTTCCATTCTTTCTCGATGAAGACTTTCGAAGATCCTTAAGGTCCTCCAGGATCAAAACCTTTGATTCTGTTCGGACGAGATCCGCGATAATCTGATTCGTGATCTGGTGAATGGTATGTTTCGTGAATTGATCAATATTGTTCTTTCCACGATTCTTCTTATTCTCCATCTTACGATGAAACCATCGTTTTATATGGTATACTTTATTTGAAGAGGAAACAATTCGCTTGGTGTTGAGATCGATTCCAACTGGATTATCAGTTGATGTTATTTCTGGAGCCTCTTCAGCATATGTCAATTTGCAATATGCTTTATTGTTTCGAACAAAGATACGGCATTCTGTAACGCCTGATATGTCCTTGATACGAGAGAGGATTCTCTTTCCTCTCAAGGGATAATTTCGGCGTCCGAATCGTAACCACCAGTTCGAATATTTAGAGCATTCATTGAATTTCAAATTGAAATTTTGATCTAGAACAATAATCGGTTTAATTGCAGATTTGGGCAATTTTCGTCCTTTAATAGGACGATAAAGTTGCAGAAAATTCTGCAGTATTTTCGAGTTTAATTCTGGATAACGTTTACGACAATCATGATACATGGCCATGAAGTCGAACCAATAATCTGGTCCGCCTTCGAAAACGTATTGGGACATTTCTTTTAATTTGGAAAGAATGAAGAGCAGATTGCTAGATTTACAGGCATTGCCTTCAATTCTAGCAGTATAACTCTTCATTAATTTCATATAATCTCTCCAATCGTTAAAAGAATAAACTTATATATAGTTTTATCCTATTCACTTGTTCTCAATTTTCTAGTTCAGAGCAGTTCATCCTCCCCCTAAAGGAGGAGGTTTTCCTGCTTCTCTTGTATAAGCAACCCATCCTTGTGGGTGGGCTGTTGTTCTTTGACAATAAAAAATTAATGACTCGGAGGAAATTCTAATGTCTTTGACGAAGCAAGAAGTACTCGATGTAATTGTTAACAATGATGAAATGCTGACGGGCAATGCGATTGCTCAGGTGTTGAGTTATGCCAAGAAGACGAAGAAGCTTGGTGAAATTTTGGAAGCGTTGGTGGAAGTTGGTGCCATTGAAGAGAATAATGATGATCGGTATACGCGGTATGCTCTTCTTGATGAAAACGTGCTTGCCAATCATGAGAAGTATTCGGTGTCCGAATTTGATCCGAATTCTGTTGAAATTCCGGTTGATTGTCGTGGGTATGATATTGCCGAAACGTCCAAGGGTTTCCGAGTTGTGTTTCCGAATGCAAGTGTTCACAACATCACTCGCACTCAACGCATTTTGGTAATCAATGGAGAGAAGCACATTCTCATCAAATCTCCGGAAAACATTTTGGGAGCGATTCAGAGCTATTGTGCTCTTACGCAGATTGAAAATTGCGTACTTCGCGATTTGTCGGTAGGTCGAATTGTAGATCCTGAAAACGTTAACTGCAATCCCGTGCTGATCTTCGTTGCGGTTGAGAGACACAACAAAGCCGGCCAATAAACAAAGTCACTAAGGGAGAGGATCCTAATAGCAGGGTCCTCTCCCTTGCCATTAAAACAGGAGATGAAAATGAGCATCACGTCCGTTAAAATCGATCAATCTGTTTATCAACAAAAAAAGAATGCTTCGAAAAATGAAGGGACTATAAATTTACAAAAATTTTCGGATGATGATTATGACGCTGTTTCATTGAGAATTGAAGCTATTGCAAACTGTTTGCCAATAAATTCAAGCAGATTTGTTGTTACAACATACAGCAATATAGATACAGCATTATATGATTATGCACAAAACGTGCAAGGACAACCATCTATATTTCGGAGCATCGTGTCTGTGCAACTTCCGACACTTTCAACTCTAAACTATCTGCATTGTTATGATATGTATACAGCGGTTGAAATGTATGTAGATGCTCCCAGTAATAGTAGATTCTTGTTGTACAAAAACATGGCATCCCAGATGTCTTTTAGAGTTACTAATGCCCTGAATAAATGGTTGTTTGCGGTATTTACTGCTGGGGATGATATTAAAGTTCCGATTGCATTTATTGGGATTAATGGGATTTTATATTTTCACGAAATGGCCATTGCTACGTTGTGGTACCAGATTGGAGCAATGAAAACCTGTTCTATTATTAAGAAAATCTTTGATTTTCAATCTCTCCAAAAAGATGTATATGAAGGACAAAATCCAGCAGAATTGGGAAAAGATCTAATTACATCCATCCTTCTAAAAATCGAGCGAAATGCGGCAGAAGGAAGAATGACATTATTAGATAATAAAACAATCATCAATGAGATAAATAAGCAACTCAGATCGTTGTGTGCGGGAGATGTTGCAGATTTTAATCGAGGCGGAATAGATATTAGTGGCATACATTATTCCCTTCTTATGAACCAAGGAACCCTTTATAAGAAGGCTCTTATTCAAATTATAAATGCTTCTGATAGCTTGAAAAAAGATGCATTTAATCAAGGAATGCAATTAGGAATGTCTGTATTTTCCAGAATTGCAAAATGTGGTTTCTCTTTGAAGGATGAAAAAAACTATGGAAAAGTGTGGGTAAAAAAGGTAAAAATCATTCCAGAAAAATGCTATCAAAATGGTGTTCTTTATATATTGGAAGATGCATTCAGAAAATATCATGTTGATAAATTGATTATAGATCCAAAGTTATTTTCAGGAAGAGAAATCATAGTTCATTGTGAAGGAGATCATCCAAATGTGTCTAGAAGTGATCACCGTGTATGTTTAGGATATGATCTTACCTCCAGATGGAACACAATCACAACATCGGATTCTCAAAACATTTCTGTTGAGGTAATCGAATATTTCTTTAGACAGATTGAAGAAGTATTAGAAATTATCAATTTTGATTCTTCCTACAAGGGATTGAATAATGATTTTACTCCTAAACAATTAGGTCCACAATATAAGAATGCTCTTCGAAAATTTGAAGCGGATCATACTAAACGAAACATTACAAAAGAAACTGGAAGAGATTGGGTAGAATTAGATTAGAAAATTCCAGTAGATCACAAAGAAGGGTTGAAACATGGACGCGAACAATAACAGTCTTATTACATTGTCATTGGATTCATATACGTATGAAAATGCAGGTACTATATCTGACGAAATGTTTTCTAGAAATCATGCGGATGATGCCAATGACGTGCAAACAGTTCTATCTAGTTGTACCAATAGAATGTGTGAGCAGGTAATGATATTAGGATGCGGAGGAATTGGTGCATGGGTTGCAACATTTATAGCTGGTATACAGGCAGTGAAGTATTTGATATTGGTTGATCCAGATGTGATTGAAATATCCAATCTCAATAGAACGCCATTTGATATTTCAACTGTGGGAAATTTGAAAGTATCTGCATTAACAAGTATGCTTTGTACGTCAAATCCTTTACTCACAGTTGTTCCTTTAAATCAGTATTTTGATGCAAGGTTTGCTGAGAGATTTGGTATTGGAAGTGAAACGTATCACACTGTTCACCATCCATTTCTCCCAAACGAGGATGTTTTGGTAATTGATTGTCGAGATAATTTTTACAATGATTATGATCTTCTTGACAAAATATTCAAAAAAGAAATCTATATAATTCGTGCTGCATACAATGGCTCAAGCATCACGATTGATTTCAATCCAATGGATCATCCTGTAATGGGGAGAGGGGGATACACAATTACTCCGTCTCATATCATTCCCGCATCAATGGCTGCTCTTCTTGTATTAGTTGGAGCAATCAATATAAAAAGATATCAATCTGAACCAAGTAAATATCGTTGGATACTTGATAATCCTCTTACCTTTAATGTTGAGGATATTCTTGAATACATCTTTAAAGGTGTCATTTTGGATCGTATGACAAACGATGGAGATAAATGCGCAAAGACAATCACAGATGATATACTAAAACAAGACTTTTTGAACATAGTTGAAAAACATTTACCAGTGGCAAATACCAACGAAAATGTGGAGTTAGACTGATGCAAGATCTAGATACTGGAGAAGAAATCAAAGGCGGTAAGGCAACAGTAACCAAAGATGGAAAGGACACAATCATTACCAACTCGTTGGTAATTAAGCACGAACTAAAAATCGTTGTTCCATCATTCATCCGAAAAGTCATGAATGGACTAAATGATGTATTCAAAACTTCGGAGTTTTCAATATTTTGTAAGACAAATTGGAACGCAGATGCAGAAGCTTTTGTAATTGAGGAAGAATATTATATTCCGCAGCAAGAAGTTTCTACAGCACATATTGATTACAAAGAAGATCCCGGTTTACAGTTTAATACAGTATTGCATAGACATCCTGCGGGATGCGCTAATTTCTCGGGAACAGATGAGAGATACATCAATGCTAATTTTAGATTTTCATTGTTGTGGACAGATAGAAGTATTGTAAAGGCAATTGCTACTTTACCTGTTGGAAATTATGGTTTCTTTGCTAGATTGAAGCTTACACCAGCGGATGAAGGATTGCTTTCAACTACTGACATTGTAGGATCAAACAAAATTACGGAAAGAACAATGCAGCCCATTCGAGGATCTTGGGGAGAAAGATATGCATTTTCAAATCAGTTCGGATGGGTTGATTCTCAAGAGGAAATGGATTTAATTAGTCGATATGCTATGATGGGACAGTGTAATGGTTCAATTGATCCTCATATGGAGTTATCCGGCGGATATACGCGTGAGCGTGAGCGTTCTCCTAAAAGACAATCTATCTTCAAACACCTTAACGGTAAGCGACAAACAGGAAGAGTATTAGATGCGGATGATGAATATGAGGAAGAAGAAGAGTTTGTACAAGAGGAAGATGATGATCAGTTTGATTTCAATATTGGTGCAAGAGAATTAGGATGTGAACTTGAATCTGATGATTGTGGAATTTCTTTAGGACAATTTGAGGATGGCGAAAGACTGGAGGATGATTAATGTGTGGAATTACCGCATTTTACATGAGAGAAGCATCGATTTCTAAACATGTGATCAAATCAGCATGGCTTCAATCATTGAAACGTGGTACCGATGGGTTTGGTGCTGTCCTTATTAGAGGGCAGCACCAGCCCGGAGTGTGCTACAAAACAAGTGATGTAACTGAATGTACCACAATATTGCATAATTTGCCGCATCCGTCTTATCCTATGGATGTTTTTCAAAAAGGAGATGTTATTCTATCCAATGCAAGAGCCGCTCCCGAAACCGAATGCGGTGTAAGTAACGTAGAGAGAAATGTCCAACCAATATGTAACAGGGAGCATGGGTTGTATTTAGTACACAATGGTGCAGTATCATCCATTATTCAGAAAGAATTAAAAGAATCTGGTTTTGAATATGAATATCAAACGGACATTGATAGCGAAGCAATTATCCACGCTTATCTTATGTTCGGACGAAACATGAATGATACTATGAACTATCTTTCTGGTGGCTTCGCATTTGTTTTAGTAGATACTCAGAAGAATTGCATGTACTTAGTTTGTACCCATTCACCTTTGTACTGCGGGTATTTGAGAGGTTGGGGATTCTTTGCAGCATCTACAGAAGAATCCATTTGGGAAACCATATCTTTACTTAAAGGACAAAAGATAGAAAAGAATACAATGGCTCTCTGGGAAGATTATTATGCTCATAGAGTACCGGAATATTCTATTACTAGTATTGACTTGGATAGTGGAATGGTGTCTGGTAGTAGCTTTGAACCAAGATACATTACGTCGACGTATGATGTGTACAAGAAAGATAAAACAAAACCGAAGAGAGAATGTGTCCTTGTTGCAGCTTCCGGAGGATTGGATAGTTCTACAACACTAGCAACATTGAAGGCAGCAGAAATGAATCCGATTGCTGTTCACTTTAAATATGGACACAGAGGACAGGATTGTGAAAGAGCGGCTATTGGGCACGTTACTAAGGCTCTTGGAATAGAGTTAAGAGAATTTGATATTAGCGACGCAATGTCCAAACTGGATTTTGGAATGCTGACAGATCCTAAGGCAAAGATCATAACCGGAACGGAAGAAGGATTGAAGACGACTGCCGCGTGGACTACTTTCCGTAATCATTTAATGCTTGTACATATGGGTGCTTTAGCAGAATCTCTAATAATGACAAATCAATACGACGACGTTTACCTTACCGGGGGGTTTCTTCAATTAACAGAATCTGGATGTATTGTAAATCATATTAACAACAGGATTTTAAGATATGATGGAAAAGAAGTCCTTCCGAACGATTTAAATGTTGGGGATGAAATAATGTCTTTCAATATCGACAAGGGATTATTGGAAAAAAGCATTATAAAGGAGAAGTTTAATAATCATCACCAAGACACTTACAAATTGACTTTCACATATAATTCTGGATGCATACAAAGTGAAAAAATCCTTTTTGTTTCAGGTACTCATCCATTTTTTATAAAAGGAAAGAATTGGGTGGAGGCGAACGCATTATTTGTTGGTGATGTGTGCTATTCTATTAAAGAGTGTAAACTGAAAGATAACATTAAAAGAGGAAATGCGTTTCCTGGATATGATTTTGAAAAAAGATCTAAATGTAGAATGGGACATTCTGTGTCTGCCGAAACCAGACAAAAACTGTCCTCGTGGAGAACTGGAAAGAAAATGCTTCCTGAAATTAAAGAAAAAATAAGGAAAGCGTTTCTTGGTGATAAAAATCCAATGTTTGGACATATTCGTAGTAATACAATTCCGTGTTGGTGTGGAAAAACTCATCAAACTGGAGATACTGAAAACAGAAAAATCTCATCTAAAAAATGTTGGAAGGACGAAGAATATAGAAGACGAATTCTAAATGGTTTATCTATTTTTTGGAGTTCAGAAGAAGGAGAAAATGTAAAACAAATTCTTTCCGAAAAAATGAAACAGGTTTATAAGGAAAGACTGATTGCTAACGGAGGTATTCATTGGAATCAAACTCCAGAAGGAAGAGAAAAATGTAGACAAGCCACATTAAAAATGATTGCGGAAGGAAAAATAAATCCATCAATTTGTGGATGTGAAAGCCCCAATAAAAAAGAGAAAGAATTGATTTTACTATTTGAATCTCATTCTCTTCCTCTTAGATTTGTAGGAGATGGACAAATCTGGATAACTAGTAGCGGGAAACATATGAATCCGGATTTTATAAATATTGAACAAAAAAAGATTGTTGAATACTATGGAGGAATTGGATATTTTCACACCTTAGAAGAAATTGAAAACAGACATCAATTATATAAAAAAATGGGGTGGGATCACTTGGCAATTCTTGAGACAGATGATCCCAATCTGATTGTATCTAGAGTGACTAATTTTTTATATTCCCTTCAAAACGGATGGAATTTGGAGAGAATTGAGATTATTAATGGTGAACAGGAAATGATAAATTATTATTGTGAACCAAATAATAATTTCTTTGTTAATAAATTGTTAACCCACAATTCATATCCGGACAATTGCGAACGGTTTGTAGATGCAGCAATAAAGTTCTTTAAGTTTAGTATTGCTGGATTACACATCAAACCCCTATATGGTTTATGTAACATTCTAAAGACAGAACAATATCATCTTCTCAATCAGCTTGGATTTCTAAAGCCTCTTGAAAAATTCTTAGTATCATGTGATCGACCTATGATGATTCAGCAGGAATTAAAGAATCTCGATGGTAAAGTATGTGGTTGTGTATCTGTTCCTGCTAATTGCTCCAAAGATGGAAAGCCTGCATGCGGTAGTGGTTTGCTGAGTTATTGGTCCTGTAAAATGGCTGGATTGGAAGATGGAAGGACATATTATGTTGTAGATGATAGTAATTATGTAGCGTATGAACCTCCTTCTTTGGATGTTAAAACTCTAGACATTCTCAATATCATAAACCGACTTGAAATTCCAGAGAAGAATAAAGAAATCTTGAGAAAAAGGATTGGGAAATGAGTCTGGTTGTTGTTATTGCTTTGGTTCTGATCATTGGATCAATATTTTTCATACGAAAGAAAGTGAATGAGAGGGATGATGCACTGATCAGAAACCAATATGAAAACGATATGAATGAATGGACTAGACATCATTTGGTCCAATTAGAAATGAAATTTCCGGAATACAGTATTGATGATCTTCAAGGACTTAATCATTTTGAATTGAAATTGTTGGAGGGCATCATGAATGAAAATACTGAGGAGAAAATATAAAACATGCTTCTATCAGCAGTGTATAATCATATTTGCTTCATGGCTTGTTGGTGATGCAATCATCATAGACACTGTAAGTAGTATGTCTCGATTCTCCTTTGGTTTAAATGTGTTCTTTGATTTGATTGCAATTATCTGTATACTTCAATTGTTTGAATTTGTTAATGGCTATTATGCCGGTAAAATAATAAAGGCACACAAACTATATATGGATGATCCAGTTAAAGGTACCCTCCTAAATCTAACACTAACAGACATTGAAAGTAAATCAATAAACCCAATTGAAGCTTGGAGATGGGAAAAACAACATGATATATCGTCCTAATTGGGGCAAATCGATTGTTGACAATAACAACCAGTAAGGAGTATTTACAATGGGTTGTCTAGTAGACAAATTCTATATCAAGCTTAAACCTGCGTGGGAAGCCGTCGATGATTTCAATAAGATATATGAGCAAATTCCGCCTGAATATCATCCGATGTTCGGTAAATTGTGGAATGAGTTTCACAATTTAGAAGACATTATGAGTCATGAAAATGTAGATGCATTATGCGGAATTCTTGCTCCGCTTGAAAAAGATGGTGTCTTCTTTTTTAGTAGATATCGGGAGGATTGTCTTTCACAATTTCTTCGGAAAACATTTTTTGATACAGTCATGATTGTATCCAACCAATACAATGAGAGAAAACTCAACATCTTTATTGTATTGAAATCATCCAGTTTATTAGATGTTTATCTATATGAAAATCAAGCAATGAACGAACATGATATATTTGATGATCAAACATTTTGTAAAAGTATTGATATTATCAATGAGGAAATTTGGACAAAGGAATTGCCTGATGATCAAAAGTTCGTCCAATCGGCAATCGACAATTTAGTAGAAACGGACATCACCGTCCTTGATTCTTCTAAATGAGTATTGGCAATCGGGCAACTTGGATTTTGGGAATGACATAACGGAGGTTTTGAATGTCGTCTCGTAAAAAATTCGAGTTGAATAGATATGATTTCTATGTGTTTATTGGTATTACCTTATTATTGATTTCCATGTGGGTTGGAGTATTTTCAATGGCATCACTTGGAAAGTTTTTGCAAGCAATAAGTAATCAGATAGAAATATCGCATGTAGAAATCGTACAGAAAGAAATGGAAAATCATGATGATTTATTAAACTTTATTGCAACACAAAGTAGACTTATTGTTATTGACAAAGAATCCTTTACCGTTGTTAATCACTTAGTAAAAGATGCTATGGAGTGTGTAACAGAATTCAAAAACGAATATATCGAACCTGATAAATATGAATTGATTTCAGTTGATGCCAGTGCCTATACAGCAGATGAAGATGGATACACATCAATTGCGGCATCTGGTATGGTTGTAAGAGAAGGTGTTATTGCATTATCTAAGGATCTTTTAAAACGATGGGAGTTCGGAACTAATATCGTTTTAGTACGGAAAGAAGAAGACGGAAAATATTTAGTTCTCGGAAAATATAAGGTTGAAGACATGATGAATAAAAGATACAAGAACGCGTGTGATGTTTTTATGACTGATAAAGAAAAGGTGGAGATGTTTGGAAGACGAAATCTTTTCTTAGCTGTAGAACGCTGAAGCTTCCAATGTCCAACAGGACAAAGTGAAAACAGTGATCAACCACCGTTCTAAAATCGAGGAAAGGAACTCCAAGTGAAAATTGATCTTGTTAATGTCGATAACGTAAGTGATGATTTACCGGAAATAACATTTGCAAAACCTTTTGAAAATCGAAAGTTCGCGAAGGAGGGGTTATTTAGTCAACAGTTGTTTGGGCCTCTAAAATCTTATCATTGTGCCTGTACAAAAAATCCTTATAAAGGACCAAGATACGAACAGCCTGTATGCCCTGTATGCAACGTTAAAATCACGACGGCTGAAATGAGAAAGCGCCAGTTTGGAAAAATCAAACTGCCATTTCCTATTTTAAATCCGTTGTTTTTGTATCTTGTTGCATCCAAGAGAGCAACGATACGAAAAGTCATCCAGGAGATGCTATCATTCAAAGCTAAGTATTTCTTTGATGAAGATGGAAATCTCGCTAAGTTGGTTGATGTTGATAATCCTGATCCGAATATTGAATATTTGGAAGGACTAGAAGGTGTACTCGCATATGTTCGTTACTTGATAGAAATTGATAAGATAAAAGCAAGTGACGAGAATACCAATATACTGCCGAGAGCAGAGTTGACTTACATAGATGAACACTGGGATCAATTAACCATACAGAATGTCATAGTCATTCCTCCAGAGTTTCGTCCTTGTGGAAAACTTCGCGGCGACAATTATGTATCTGATGATATCAACAAACGATATCAAAAGATTATTAAGATTTCCACAGAACTGAAGAATCTGCCATTTCCTGTAAGAGACAATGATGCAGTATATCAAACCAATTTCAAATATTTACAGAAGCTGGTTCAAGAACTGTATGATTCCGTCTTAGAAAGTATGAGCAAAAAGACGGGTTTAATTCGTTCCAATATTTTGGGAAAACGAGTTGACTTTTCAGGAAGAGCAGTAATTTCTCCAGATCCAACACTCAATTTAGATGAATGCCGATTGCCCTATTGGATGGTTTTAGAAATTCTTAAACCATGTCTAATCACGCATTTCATCAATAAACGTGTTTGCAAACGTTATAATCAAGCGATCAAACTTATTGATGAGAGTATTGAAAATAGCGATCCGAAATTCTTTGATATAGTTGAAGAATTTTGTGCAGACAAAGTGTGCGTATTAAATCGTCAACCGACTCTTCATCGTCTATCCGTACTTGCGTTCAAGGTTAAAGTGCATCTAGGAAATACAATTCAAATACATCCTCTAATCTGTTCTCCATATAATGCAGACTTTGATGGGGATGCTATGGCTGTGTATTTTCCGATAACACCTGAAGCTATTGCAGATACCAAAAAGAATTTGGGAATATGGGCAAATCTTTTATCTCCTACGGATTTAGAAGCTGTACCAAAGCCAAATCAAGATATCATTCTTGGTATTTACACGGCAACAAAAGAGCAAGAAGATGAGCAGACAAGAGTATATAAAGGAGCAGTTCTTCCGTTTGGTAGATATTTATTTAATATGTGTTTACCGACAGAATATCCAGTAATAAACGAAACTGTTACAAAGAATAAACTCAGATCTATAATGAACGATATATGTTTGAATTATCCGCCAAAACAAGTTATGGATACCTTCGATAAGATTAAGTCGTTAGGATTTAGTATGGTGACTATCGAAGGATTTACATTGTCCTTATTTGATCTGTATGATGAACAATTGATTCGATATGCAGATGAACTAACTGGAAATGTAGAGGAAGATATGGAAACTCTTAAAAGCGATCCGGCAATTGTTGGACGGCTTAAAGAACTTCCGTTTGCTATCTTTATTGAATCCGGTGCAAGAGGGACATGGGATCAGGCTAGACAGATGGTATTGTCTAGAGGATATGTAGCGGATGCAGACAATCATGTAAGAGAAACATTAATCAGATCAAGTTTGACAACAGGATTAACTCCCGTTGAGTTTTTCAATAGCTGTTGGGGTTCAAGAAAAGGACTATTGGACACTGCATTGTCTACTGGAGATACAGGATATCTAACCAGACAATTAATCTATTCTACAGTCAATATGGAATTAGGAGAAGAAGACGACTGTGGTACAACCGATACATTAGATTTGTTTGTAGCTGATGCAAATGTAGCAAAATCCTTAATGTGGCGGTTTATCGTTGGAGGGAATGGCCAAAAGATTCTTGTAACTCATAACAATTATCGTGAGATGGTTGGCAAAATTGTTAAACTGAGAAGTCCAATATATTGTAAAAATAACAGGGTTTGTAAAACTTGTTACGGAAATCTTTACAAGATATTACACTCAGATCAAATCGGTATCATTGCGACGCAAGCTATTGGTGAACGCGCAACCCAATTAGTATTAAGAACCTTCCATATTTCAGGTGCGGCATCTACATCCGGTGGAAAATCTGGAGACAATGATGATATCATTTCGGGAATGACTATTGCCAAAAAGATGTTTCATAGTCCTGAAGATATAACTACACCTGGTGACTTGGTAAGAAGAATCTACAAAGTATTCGGACAATATGGTGACATCAAAAATATTCATTTTGAAGTCATCACCGCATCAATGATGTGGCACGGTAATAAATTGTGGAGACTTCTTCCTGCACGAAATACTGTAGAACCTGAATATGTAAGCATTCTACAAGTACCTGCTAGATCATCTTGGCTTCTTGGGTGTGCATTTAGCAATCTAAAACAAAAGCTTATTACTGGATTGATTGAGGAAGAAGTAGATGAATCGTCTGCTTTAACTTCACTGTTCAGATACTAAGTGAGGGAGTACCAATGGATCCTAGATTTACAAGAGACAATATCTTAAATAGACGAAAGCAAGAATGGACACTTGATGCAATACAATATCATCTTGATCAAATATTTGGAACAGTCCAAATGATTGAGGGATGGGTGTATCAAGGTTCTTCTTGGAGACCCTCACAGAAACCAACGAAAAAAGAAGATTTGAAAAAGAGTGTATTTCGCATCATTGTTTGTAAAATGATTGCACCTGATGGAAAAGAACATGAGTATCCAATACAAGTTCCAACATTGGTATACGATCAATTCTTTTACATTGGGGGATTTCTAAAAGTCCCCATCTTCCAATTGTATGATCTTCCAATAATATACAGAGAAGTATCGAAAACCACTTCGATGCTAAAACTGAGAACAAATTCAATTTCTATGAGTGTTGATTTGAATAGACGAGATGGGAACATCAATGTTCAAGTCTTTAATAAAGATGTTCCATTTGATGTATTGTTAGCATCTGTTCACACTCGGGAAGAAGTTGCTGAGTTCTTGGATAGTCATCCTTCATATATGGATAATGAATACATTGTTCGTATAATGGAAGGTGCTGAATTTCATTGGGATCAAGCAAGGAATTACCAGCAGACTTGTGAATATTTGGGTCAGTTCTTCATGAATCAACCTTCAGAAAAATATAGGAAAGGGGAAGGAACTCTTTTCTCTATTAAGGCTGCATATGAAGTAGATCATTTTACAAGACAGTTCTTTCACACTAATTCAATTCTGTTGGAACTTCTTTATGCTATTGGGGAAGGTCCTAAATCTGATACGGATGTAAGGAGAAAGAGGATACGCCTAGCTGAGTATATTCTTTCACCAATGGTCCGTAAGATGTATGACATGCTCATAGCAATCAAGAAAACCCACAAGGATAAGTTTTCTATTCCTCAGAACATTCTAATTGATAATTGCAATTCGTCCACTCCAAAAAATGGGAAGAATGATGTTGCTCATATCATTCATTACAACTTTCCAGTTAATCCAGTTGGCGAACTTGCTGCCTTGATGCAATGCAGTTTGGTAGGGCCTGGTGGATTTAAGAAAGACAATGTTCCTCCTCATTTGAGAAATATGGATGAAAGTCAATTTGGATTAATCTGTCCTGCGGATACTCCCGACAGAGAAGGTTGCGGCGTAATACAAAATCTCGTTCCGATTGTAGACATTAAAGAGAACGGAATGTTTAACGCTGTGGTAGATGAAACTGTACTTACTTCTCTTCCTATCAATCTTGTGCCGTTTATGGAACATGATGACGCCACAAGATTGCAAATGGCAAGTAATCAAATTAAACAAACCATCTTGCTAGTGGACTCTGAAAAAGCTACGGTTCGTTCAGGTTTGGAATCCGCATATTTGGAAAGAACCAATTTCTTGCATGTTGCCAAACATAATGGAATCGTTACATATGTTGATCCATTTTTTATGGTTGTTGCATATGATGATGTAACTGATGAGAATGAACCGAAGGCTGAAGTCTTCAATATTAGATATCGTCCATTGTATTTGAATTCAATAGATTATGTGGAACGAAAATTTAATACTGGAGAAAGATTCGAAAAAGGTGAAATTCTTTGTTCATCCAGATTCCTGAAAGATGGCGAATTGTCCCTAGGAAGAAATTTCCTTACTGCCGTTATTCCTTGGAAAGGGTTTAACTACGAAGATGGAATTATGATTTCAGAGTCTGTCAGTAAGAAAATGACGTCAATTCATTCAGTAGAATTGTCTTTTCAAGTAGAATCCGGACAAGTTCTATTATCCCTTGAAAAAGATGGATATGTTCCTCTTCCAAAACCAAATCAAATTTTGAAGAAAGGACAAGTATACGGTAAAATTAAAACACTGGATTGGGAAAACGGTTTTGATAATATCAACGAAGCACCAATTGAGCAGGTTTCTCCTATCGATTGTAAAGTTGCTTCCGTTGAGATTTTTCCCAATACTTGGAACAAACGAATTGATGACTTTGATGCAAAAATAGACACGCTTGTTGCAGAACAAAGCATGAGATTTGATGTTCTCGTTTCTAGTTTGGAACCGTATATGTCCAAGGAAGAACTTGATACGTTTATTATGGTAAATGGATTATCCTCCTTAAACTGTGATGATCAACATATTGGTAAGTATCACGTAAAAGGAGAGAAAGTAGGAGGAATCCTTTTCCGTATAAGAGGAGTATATGAAGAAGCAATTGGTATTGGTGACAAAATTGCAAACAGACATGGAAATAAAGGAGTTATTGCTAAAGTCATTCCGGATGATCAAATGCCTTTATTAGAAGATGGCCGTCATCCTGATGTCATTATCAATCCCTTAGGTATCGTGTCTCGAATGAATGTCGGCCAATTGTGTGAATTGCATATGGGTGAAGCAGTATATCAATTAAAGAAAAAGCTTAAAGCCAGATTGATTGCTGGAGAGATTGATGAATTAATTTCTGATCTGTTGACTTTCTTGAATATAATTGATGAAACCCCAAACAAGTGGGCAAGTGCTCAAGTGTTAGAGGATTTCAAACGAATTCAAGACGAAAAAGGTACAGAAACAGCAATAGATGAGTTATACGTAATACAACCTAGCTATCAATCCACTTCACCTATGAAATTGAAACAAGCAATGGACTACGTTGGTGCGCAAGATAAATATATGTTAACGGATGTTGGAACTGGCTTAGAAATTAGAAAGCCAATCGCATGTGGATATATGTATTTTGACAAGCTTGTACATAGAGCGAGCGATAAAATCTCTGCAAGATCTATAGGTCCATACAACAAGAAAACGTCTCAGCCTATGGGTGGAAAATCCAATAGAGGGGGACACAGACTTGGTGAGATGGAAGTGTGGGCATGGTTAGCACACAATGCAAAGGACTATCTGAAAGATCTACTAACAGTTCATTCCGATTCAGTTGCTAAAAAGAATGCAATGCTTGCAGATATCTTACAGAATCCAATGTTAATTGATGAAGATGAGGATAAAGACAATAGACCACAATCCTTGAGAATATTGGAATCCTATTTGAATGTAGTAGGATTGTCCTTGAATTTTGGGGATGAAAAGCTTAGTGATCTCTACATGTCTTGTAAAGTAAATTCAGAAGGAGAAGATAGACATGACTGATATATTCAATCACTCGGGCGCACCGTTTATGGTAGAATCGTTGGAAGAAGGTCCTGACCCTATGGAGGGCAGGACCTTTGACCGACCCACCGTGGGTTTTTTAGGCGTCCAACCGCAACACGTTAAAGCTATGGAAGGAATCGCACAGAAATTTCAAGGGATTCTTGAGGATCTTAGAGATGGTTTCGGATTAGATATTGATGATGAAAACTTCCGAGAAACTCCTGCAAGAGTTGCAAAAATGTGGGTACTTGAACGTTGCGTGGGAATCAATAGTGAAGAAGCTTGTATGCAAATACTCGGCAAAGATTTTCCGGCGATGGATAGTAAAGATTCTAAAATTGGGGATCAACTAATCATCACCACAAATCCTGCTATTGTATACAGTTTATGCCCCCACCATTTTGAAAATGTAACATATGATGTGTGGTCCGGATATATACCGAAAAGTAAGTTTATTGGAATTTCTAAGTTTAGCAGAGTAGCTGAATTGTATGGTAGACAACCTATTTTGCAAGAGAGCTATACGTCTGGTTTGGCTAATATTTTAATGAAGGCTTTAGATCCTCTTGGTGTTATTGTTGTGGTTAAGGGACGGCATAATTGTCTTCGCTCAAGAGGAGCTAAAGCAAATCCAAATCAATCTATGGTGACATCTGCTTTACGCGGAATATTTGTAGATGAACCTACGTACAAAGAGGAGTTTTTCAAACTTAGCTCTTTGGATTAAGGAACGAAAATGGAACAACATACAACTGATAGTATAGATATGGATGCAGTTAGAAGATGGTTGGATGAATTAAGTACAACTGTTTATGGTGGAGAGTCTCCTCTAATATCACCGTCGATTCTGGACAGAATTCAACCTACATTTCCCGGATATATGACAAGGACTCCTTATCTTTATTCGTCCGAGCCACCTTTTCATTATTCTAGCGCAATGCGTTCTTCAATCTTTTCAAAAATGAAGGAACAACCAATGTCGACATCAACAATTGATCCAATTTCACAAGCAGAACCTATAGATGAAGTTCCTGAAATTATACCGTTGTCATTAGCAAATGGCTTGGAGCAATACTTTGAGAATAATGACAGCATGTCACAACAATTGCAAGCAGCAATTGGCATACCATTTCCAATCGAAAATCTAACATTTCGAGAATTCCAAGAAAAAACAGATTGTCTTAAAGTTGCTAATATGGAGACAACCCCTATTGCCGAAGATCAAGAGATCATTTTAATTAAGGATGATCGTCTTCAACCAACTTTTAGGGCATTTGTTTCATCTCCCCAACACAAACTTCCATATGTTTCTGGTGATAATGTTCATCTAAGTATGATGAATGATGAAAATAAACCATTTGCCAATGGATTTTTAATGCATGTTGCGGATGCTAAATACGAGATGATTTGTTTCATGCCTTTTGGAAATGGAAAGAAACTGTATGCAACAGGCATTAAATACAATGATGCAGAATATGCAAATATTACCCAAATGTTTTCTGTTGGAATGTGCGGTGTGGATGAACCTCTTCCCAATGTAGTTGTTCCAGGATATCCGGCAAGAGATCCACTATCTGCTCTAACAGACACCGACAGAATTTGGTGTTCTAAAGCGTCTGCAAGATTTCAAAAGATATTTGATGATTGGGGAACTGTACGGCAGGCACTAATTTCACTAAATGAGTTATTGTATTCTACCGTTGATCCTAATTACATGAAGAAGATTTTGTATTTAAACAACCAGTTGTCATATCCTCCGTTTGAACGCAATAGATGATTAATAAGGAATGTTCTCTTATTCTTTCTGATCTGTATGAGTATGATTTTGCTGCGTGTGCTTACAATGTATTGAAAAACATTGGATGGGATTTAAGTGGCGTAAACAAGAGAAACAAAATACAAAGAAATATTCAGATTGGATTAATTCAAAGAGACAATCCAGATATTGCCCAATATTTGCAATACACAATTGATAATCTAATTGATTTGTATCTTCGTGAAAATCATATAAAGGATCATGAAATAATACTACGGCAGAAAGATGGTGTAGTATTAACAAAACCTTTAAAGTTCACCAATTTCACAATGAAATTAGAATTCAGAGGAATTATTTCTAAATTGATATTTAGTACAGATCGACGAAAGTGGTTAAAGATTCACCAAAGTGGAGATGTTGTTGTAAAAGGATTAGGCAAAGAACTTTATGACGCATCTTTCTATCAATTGTTTAGAGAACTAAATTATGCAAATAGATCTATGCTCATTCAGGGTGTAGAGAACATTAGAAGGAGGATTTTAAGTTCAGAGAGTATAAGTTGGTTTATGTTAAAAGATGATGATTGTTTTCTTGTACCTATCTTGGATGCAGGGTTAATTAAGGTAAGAAAATCAACAATCAAATCGGTAGACTGTAATGATGTGGATAAAGATTATTTATGGAATACTTATGTTTGGCCGTTTGCACAAGCAATACTGGTATTCTGTACAAGCAGATGAATCGAAAGGAATTTGAAGAAAATGGCTTACGAAAAAGACAAAGAACGAATGTTGAAGACTATCCGTGTTCCTGATAATCCTGAATATCCGGACAGATCTGGTACAATTGTGGAAGTAAAGCAGTATGATGAATACCGCCCCAAACTTCAACTAAGACGTTGGAGAACTAATAAAGAAGGTGAAGTGTCTGAGTATCCGTTTGTTGAAATTCCTGCCTATCCGAAAACTGTTGAACGTCTTAATGGTGTTCTTGCGAAGTTGACGGAAGGTATTAATCAACAAGAATGGAAGAAGTTTGAAAGTCAATAATTAACGAAACTTAAAAATTTGGTTCCATGTTAGAGTGGAACCATTTTTTCATCTACTCTAAGGAAATTCAAAAATGGATCACACTAATAGAATAGATCTTGCCCTTCACGATGCGGTTGACTTAGCTCTAGAATCGGCTACATTGAGAGGAAATGGAATAGAGCATAACTTGTTTATGCTGATTGGAAAACCTGGTGCAGGTAAGACTAGGCTTATTGAGAACAAGGTAAAAGGTAGAGGGTGGGGGTTTTTAACATATTCTCCTGCACTTGAACGAATTGAAAAGTTCGGAGGTATTCCCGAGATCCTTTGGAAAGAAAAGTATGGAAAAAATACGGATGGAGAGAATGAAATAATTGACAGAGAACTCCATACAGTATGGTCCGTCCCCCAAATGATTTGGGAAATCAATCAAAAAGCAGACACGTATCCTGTAGTGATTGTATTGCTAGATGATTGGCATTTGTGTGATAGTGATTTACAAGCTATTGGATTTGAGTTGTTCACGTATTATACGTTGAATGGCCACAAGATCCGTGATAACGTTGTATTCATTCTTGCAGGAAATGAATCTAGTGCTGCTGGTGCCAAAATTCAAATGTCGGCCATTAGAAACCGAAGCACTTTGATTTTTGTAGAACCAGATGTTGAATATTGGCTTAGGAATTTTGCAATTGCCAATCATCTTCATCCTCTAGGTATTTCATTTTTTCAAAACAAAGCTAATCAAGATCTATTTCAAGAGCAAGAAAGTACCGTTGAACAGTTTGGTTCTGCTCGTTCTTGGACTAGTGCTTTTAATCTCATCAAAGCTATGGAAACAAATAGAAATTATCATAGAACAGATGATGAAACAGGAAATTTGGATTTACCAAGGCATTTTGTGCAAGCCATATTCCAAGGAAGTGTGAGTATGGTTGCTACAGAAAGATTCATGACGCATTATGATATCTACAGCAAAATAAATTTGCACGAAATCTTTGATAAGAAAATCATCAACATTCCTTCTGATCCGGTTGAGAGATATTGTTATTCTGCGGCGAGTAACTATGAGTTTTATAGACGATATGTTAATGTTGCTCAACTAAGTAACGAGGAAACAACAAAAATAAGAGAAGCATGTGTTGATGCTTATGTAATGGTATTGACTAAGTTGGAAAAATTCTGTCAAGAAATTGCATCCATGACAATTGTCAATCTTGGAAATATACCCAAGAATGAGAAATTAGGAACACCTTCTGGAATGGAAATAATTATTGACATGCTCAAGCATAAAAAGATAGATGCTGCTCTATCTAAAAAGCTTGTGGAAATTACGAAACTTTTGAGGTAATTCAATGGCAAGTCTTTTACAGACAGTTGACAAGTTGATAACCGAAACAGATGTGATTCTCTTAGGCAAAAAGAATCTTAGATATTTTGGGATACTTTCGTACGGACTCAAAAAAACAGTATTTGCTCCCGGAGAACCTGGATATGCAAAACTTCCATCATATGTAAAAGGAACATTTGCTGCAACAGATGGGAAAAAAATATTCTTTATTGTTCAGGAAGGTTTAACCAGAGAAGATATTATTTTTGCCACACTTCACGAAACTCTGCACATCATTAGTGGACACATAGTAAGATTTCAAAGTCGAGATCGATTACTTTGGAATCTTGCTACAGATCATGTGATAAATTGCATCATAAAAGATATCTCGTCAAAAAATAACAAAGTTACATTCTCAGATAATTGTGTGTATTTTGAGGAAATTGCAAAAGAACACCCTAATGCTTCTGCTGAGATAGTATACGAGATATTGTGTAAGGAGGTTAATAGAAATGCACCCTCTAAAAAGGATGGTCCTAAAAATCCTGGGGGCCCAGGAGGATCATCCCCATCAAGTTTCAATCAAAAAGGAAAAGATAACGGGGATTCGAATGGATCCCAAACAGACGGAAACGGAGATGATGAAAACACTCCAAGCAGTAGCATTGGAGAAGATAACAGAAGGTACTCATACAAGATATATGATGGACCATGCGGAATTAAAATCGCCACATTTAAAGATCATACCAACGGTAAAGAATTCTCGTTTGCCATGGATGCAACATTTATGGAAAACGGTAACGCGGAGGAAGATAAAAAATGTGAAGCAGCGTTGAAGAATCTGAAACAAAAAGCAAAATCTCTTTGGCACAGTCCGGTTGTAAATAAAGGAGATTTTCCAGGAAACATGATTTCTTATTTTGATGAAATATTCAAAATTGAGACACCATGGAATACTCTGTTGGAATCAGCGATATTATATCCTGTACAAACAGAAAAACGTAGATCCTGGACAATGCCTAATTTTTACTATCGACGTTTTGCAAGAGTCCCAGGGAAATGGAAAAACAACTTAGGTAGAAAGATACTGGTAGTTGGAATTGATTCATCCGGATCTATTTCGGATGACGATTTGAAAATATTTCTTGGGATTGTTTTGGATTCTACTTCGTATTTTGATGGATTGTATATCTTGGTGCATGATGTGGATGTTCAACAGGAATTCATTTTTGAAAAACGTCCAGATAAAAATCAACTTGTAAGTCAAATACGAGAGATCAAAGGAAGAGGAGGGACAAGTCATCATCCAGTATTTGAAAGAATTACACAACTAAATGAAGACTATCTAATAAGTAGTGTAATTTTTCTAACGGACTACTGTTCAGATGTTGAATCTATCTATTCAAACTTTGATTGGTTCAGAGAACTGCCCAGTATTTGGCTTGTAACATCCGAATTGGAGGTTAAATTTCCTGATTATGTCGACTATAAACATATCCGAATTCCATCAGGACGAGATCTTGCAACCTCCGGAAGAGGAACAAGTTCTATTTACTGATGAAGAGTGTTTACCAAAGGAAACAAGATGGGCATATTTGGTTGGTGTGAGAAGAAATCCGCCAATCATCAGCTCCAAAAACTTTCAGCATTATAGTCTGGATTTCTTCTTAGAAATCACGTCCGAACAAATAGCGACCCTTGTTGCTTCTAATATGTTGAAGGGAGGAGTGGATCAACATTTATTGGATGAATTGGATGACAATATGGAGGAAATAAGAACTTCTCTAGTAGGATGTTCATTGCGATCTCGTTTTTGTAATGACGCAGAAGCTTTCTTATTTCATTCCAAAGAACAATTGGATCGTGAACTATTGGAATCCCTTATCAACACTCTTCCGAGAAATCGGTTGGAAGAAGCTAGAGTGCGTATCTAATGATTGATAGAGACAAGAACCTAGTTCAACGTCCTCTATACAATGAGAGGGAACCAATGAAATATCAATATCATTCGTTGGTTCCCTCTCGGAGTAAAATAAGTACCAAACATGATATACCGTTTTTTCCAGATCAATCTACTGATGCGCCAACAGAAATAAAAGAAGATAAAACCTTGGCTTTAGTAATTGGGTCCACGGTTTTGTTGTTATGGAATTGTTTTAGTACCTTTGTCAAAGGTGCTGTTTCCCTTTTCATTGTAGTAATGTGCTCTGTTGGTTCCCTGTGTTCTAATGTATTTGATTTCATTTTACTATCATCTAAAGAAGAAATGTCTGGAAGAAAAGATAGAAAGATTGAGAAACGCACAAGATGGCCATAGCCAATCCTAGTTGCTCAAAGGAAAAATTGCAAACCCTCTAGATAACAAGGAGAAATTAATGGCCACTACTTCTGGAACAGGTGCAGTCAATTCACCGTATTATTCAATAACATTCTTATGGGATGATATTGACTTTTCCCTATGTGTTGATCGTGTTCACATTGTAAATTCGATTGATGCAGTATATCAAGTCTTTATCATCGAAGCAGGAATTCGTGCAAAAGACATTCTCGATTATGATTTGCATGGGCAAAAGAAGATGAAGGTGATTGTAGAACTCAAAACAGAAGATGCGGGAGAATCAGTTGAATCATTTGAGACAGAATTGATACTACAACACACTTTAGGTGATCTATCCATTATGCCTGAAAAAGAAGAAGATGGAGCAGATCATGCGAAAGTGAATCGAGGAGCATTTTTCTGTATTCCTACGGTTGCTTATAAAATGACAACACAAAGTCTTAATGCTTTGGCACCAAATAATGATCCTAAATCTCCTTTTGATATGGTGATGGACCTTGTTAAAAAGTACATTACCGACGCAGATGTTACTGTAGATGATAGAAACGCTAACAAATACAAAGGGGAACAATTGATGGTTCCTGCTTCAAATTTCGGAGCGGCATTAGATCATATACAAGAGCATTACGGTATATACAAGGGCTATACATATTTTCAATGTGTAATCGAAGAAAATCGTACATTGTTTCACATGTGGGATTTATCAAAGATAATCAAAGATGAACCTTTGTATAAAGTGTATTTTCTGTCCCAAGGAAAGAAGGATTCAGAAGTAATGAAAGAAGTAGGTAAAGATGATAAGTCATATCATACTTATTTACCAATTCAAACATTCAATCGAGAAAATGAAATCGTTGCTAGAATTTCCAAAACTCAACAGCATATGATCTCTCCTAATGATGACTTGTTTTCAATCATTGAATTGGATGTGGAAAATGTATGGAAAGAAAATGCTGTGAGAGATGGAGGTGAATTAAAGCTGTCGGATACCGTCAAGGAAACTCAGGATTTTCTCGGGAGATATAGAGTTGGTGTAGATTACAGTGATGCAAACCTTACTTCCAAAATTGCTAAAGAAATTAGCCATGGAATGGAAAGAGAATTTAAATTGGATAGAAACCTTCGATTGAAAAATCTGATGAAGGTTGGATACCCAATTGAATTCGTTCCCGAAAGTGTTGAATACGGTGGAGTTCAAGGAAAATACGTAATACAAAGTTCTAGAATTTCATTGGTTAGGGATACTGTTGCACATTGGAACGCAATGGTTACAATAAGAGTGTTTCGTGGAAACGCAATGATCTAGATAGGAGCAGTTATGTCTGAAGAAAAAGTCAAATTGATTCATGAACTGGCAGAAGAAGGTAAAGAAGAAGCGATTGTAGAAGATCCTACAACGGCAGATACAATCCAAAAAGAAAAAGACAAAGATAGAAAAGATGGAAAGCATAAAGGTTCTAGTAAGTTCACTGCAAAACTTATTATGAAACGGAAAACTCAAAAGAAATTGCAGAACGCTGCCCGTAAGAAAAACCGGCGATAACAGTATATTTACCAATTGGGGTGGAGTCTTCAGACTTCACCCCATTTTTCATTTTCTTTTTTTCATCACTTTTTTGTCTCAGGAAAAATATATAAGCAAAGACAACGGAGAATTCACAATGAATGATACAATATCGCTTTATGAATACGCATTAGAAAACCGAAAGTACTCTGGAGATTATCTTCATCTACTTGAGGACAAAGTCATTCACGAAGGATTCTCTGATTTCGTTAAGAAGATTTCTAGTTATCCAATTGACAAAGCTCTTTCAATCATAGATCAAAGGCATAAGAAGATTGAAGAGAAAAGATTAATGTATCGTAGCATCCTAAAAAAGAATGGTGTGGATGTATCCAGATTAGATAAGACTATATTGGATAATATTAGATCAAGAACAAAAGAATTAGAAGATAGTGCAAAAACTGCTGATTTATCAAAGGGTATGAATGCGATCAAAAATATTGTAGATGATATTAAAATAGATATACCACGGTTGAATTTGTTTGAAGTTGGTCCTGGAGAAAATCCCCTTGCAGTATATGGTATTCCTGCAATGATTTACATCGTTTCATCTGTGCTGAAGATCACTATCTATACATTAGCTACTCAAGCAGGATTCATGTTTGTTGGCCCTTCCGGTGCATCGATCCCAGCACACTCAATTCAATGGGTATTTCAAGTATTTTCAGTAATGATTATAGGAACGTTAATTGATCAATTGGCTGTTCTTGCGTCTGTCAAAACTGGTGCAGAAAAACATTTTATGACACTAACAAAAATGGGGCAAGTTGCACTATCAGGTATGATGTTTAATACGTTAAGCCAAGATGCTTTAAAACATGGTGGTGCTGCTGGATTTGTTTGGTTGAAAACCATACTATTCAGATTGTTGAATGTTGGTGCTCTTCGGTTATCTGTTGCACTACAAAAGACTGGAAACAAATTGGATGAATCAAAATTGGGATTCGGTATATCATATATGATTCAAATTGTAGTCAAAATGGTTGAAATACTATTTTCAGGAAATTGGCTCTTCCAAGGGGTTTAAACTATGGCTGTCAAAAAAGTTGCTACAAAAACAGCAGGCATATCACGTGAAGTATATGATCTCGCTAAGAAGAGAAAACACTTTAAAGAAAATCCCGTTGAGTTCATAGAGAACTTCGTTAAGATTCCTACACCTGGTGGAAGTGAATTACTTAAACTATATGATCCGCAAAAAAGGATTATCAAAAACTTCTTCCAATTTCACGAGATGATCTTATTAAAATCAAGACAAATTGGAATGTCTACATTAACACAAGCGATTATTACATACATCTTTACATTCTATGAAAACTGTGTAGTTGGTGTTCTTTCCAGAGATAGTAATGAATCATCTGACTTCTGTCGTAAAACACAAGACATGATTGATCAATTACCAGATTGGTTACGCCCCGTTTATAAAAACAAATCAATTCAATATTTCATTCTGGAGAATGGTTGTCAATTACATATTGCCGCTGTATCTCCTGCTAATCCTGGTGCAGTATTTAGATCCAAAAGTATTACATTGCTAATTATAGACGAAGCTGCGCACATTAGAGATATTGATCAAGCATGGACTGGTATTGGTAGTACGCTATCTAAAGTACAACAAGTGGCACAGAAAAAAGGAATTCCATACGGTACTATTATCTTATCCACACCTAATAAAACAGAAGGTATTGGTAAGTGGTATTTTCAAATGTGGATTGGTGCCCTTGCTAAAACAAATGCCTTTAGGCCTCATAAAATACATTGGACAGAAATACCAGACTTTAAGAATGATCCTGGATGGTATAAGAAGCAATGTAAGATATTGAATGGTGATAAAAATAGAATCGCACAAGAGCTTGAATTGAAATTCGTTGGATCTGGTAACAGTTTGTTTACAGAAGATGTGCAAACCGCTTTACAGGATTGTGCTAAACCTGCTACCGAAGTTGTTCAATTGCCTAATTACAAAGGTAAAGGTGAATTGTGGAGATTCAAAAATATTAACCGAGGGCATTTCCATATAATTGGTGTTGATGCTGCAACGGCTGCGGGAATAGATCGAAGCGCCATTGAAGTGATTGAATATGAAACAATGGAACAAGTAATGGAATTCAATGGACATATAGATCCTAAAGAATTATCAGACGTAATTCGCCTCATCTGCGCTCATTGCCCACATAATATAATAGTAGTTGAAAATCAAGGCGGGTATGGCCAAGCTGTCTTATATGAATTGATGTATGATGAAGAGGTTGTTTATAACCTTTATGGTACTTATAAAGGAAAAGATAGACGAATTGGTACAAGTAGATCTCGAGGTGGTAGCAATATAGAATTCATTCCAGGATTAAGTACCAATACAAAAACTCGTCCTTTGATTCTGGATGCTTTATATGACGTTGTTGCTCATGATCCTGATGTTATCTATTCAGAAAGACTTGCAGCAGAACTATTGGGATTAACCAATAAAGGTTCTAAAGTTGAAGCAGATAAAGGTTTCCATGATGACTTAGCACTTGCTTATGGTTTCTGCTGCTACGTTAGAAAGTATGAAGTAGAAGCTTTGGGAGATGTTGAAGGGTTAAGAGAAGATGAAGTCGGTATGACATTTACAAAAGATACAATAGAAATCATGAGAGGCTTAAATGGAGAAGCACCATTCTCCGCAGATAGACAAGTAGCCGTTACAACAGGTGTGGAAAATCCTAATTTGAAATCTGACATGAATAAATACATACAGCGGGAGATGCTATCCGGGAATCTTTGCGGATACGTAGATGTCCTTGCAATGTTTGGGGATATGCCATTTGGCAGTGATTCCGATTCCATGTTCTAGACAAATCTAGGAGCCAATAAGTGATTACAGATTTATCGCACGAACCTTCAAGTGGATCAGGAGATGCAATAAGAACTCCTACTGGCCACGTCAATCCTTCTTTTCTTGCCGATTATAAAGACAAACGTGCAAAAGAAGTTAGTCACAAAACTCTTTCTGCCGTTACTGGAGCAATGAAGGATCTCTCTATAGAACTTGGTGAATTAAAACAAGAGATAAGAACACAACATAAAAGAACCGGATCAGTATTAGAATCACAAACCTCTAGAAGTAAAAGAGGATTGGTACAAGTAGATATAAGCAAGAAAGCTGCTCAAACCCTAAATACTGGTATGGAAAGAATGTCCTCCAGTGCATATGAAATTGCTTCTTCTACTGAAAAATTTGAAAAACAAACAAGTATTCTTCGGAGTATTGTTGCACAATTCGGAAATTATTCAAGACGCTCTACTGAAAGTATGATGAGCGTTGCTAAACAAGTTAAACACTCCACATATGAAACTGGTAAGATATTATCAAAGACTCCCGGTAGAGCAATTGCTGGTGCTGCTCGCGGTGTACAAAAAGGTACTGAGTTTATCAGTGACACACAAGCGGCACGTCAAGCTGAACAAGATATGAAACAGATGCAAGAAGCTGCAAGAGAACATATGGTTAGAATGATGTTCTTAGGTAATCCAGTACTTTCATATCTTGGACAAGGTGCAATTAAAGGACTGTCTCCAATAGCTAAAAAAGCTATTGAAAAAATGAGGGCAATGAAATCCAATAGAGGTGAATTAGATTTCAATGAAGGTCCTCAATATAAACACAAAGGTGGATTTATAGTTGCACACAAAGGTGCAGTTCTTACCAATAAAAAGACTGGACAAAAGAAACGTGTTGGTGCGGATGAACATGTTGCTGTTCTAAAAGAAGGAGAGATGGTTCTCCCGACTCAGAATAAAGACTTTCTTACTGAATTGTCCAATTCGATAGCTAAAGCAATTATTAAGGCAGACGAAGCTAGAGTTGATCGCTCCAAAAGTCAACCTCTTTTGAAAGTATCCAAAGGCGAATACTTCCAGAAGTTTAAAGATGTATTAGAAGAGACAAATTATCAGCAAGCAGAAATGGAAACCGGTACAAAAATCAAAGTTTCCAAGATGAAAACTTTTATTCGCGCTGCAATGCCTCCGAAAATCCCAACGGCTGCCAAATACTTAAATGAATTACCCAAAGCTACTGCTTTAGGAGGCATCCATGCTGCTCATTATCACGTAGCAAAAGCTGATTATGCTGCGGGAAGAGCGGAGGGACTGGATAAACTAGATCAATCCATACAAACAAATGAAATACTAATGGCTGGATTTGGATTAAGAGGAAAAATGAGACGCCCCAAATCCTACCAATCACTTTCTGCTAAATTAGGCACGTTTGTTAGAAAGCAAGTTGGACGGCCCAAACAGTGGTCCAAAGGCGTAATGAATCAATTGATGGGAAGAGAAGGTGAAGGTTTCCATGGAGGAATGCCTGAACTATTAGGCGGAGGTGGAATTCGAAAAGGGCAAGGACAAGAAGATTCATTCAAAAAAGCATTAGAATCAACAAATGCTTTGTTAGAAAAGCTTATAATTATGCAGTCTCTCTCTGGCGGACTCGCTGTTCAGTTTGCTAAAACTGGTACGAACGTAGACACGATTCTCAAGAGAGCTTGGTTACAAGCGTTACAAGAAAATTCTAAAGAAAAAATTTTAAAATCACAAGGAGAAGTTGTTCTTACCAAAGCTGAAAAACTAAAAATAAAAGAAGAAGGGAAAGCAGAAAGAAAGAAAGCAAAAGAAGATAGTCCTGCAAATGTGTCATGGAAAGAAAAACGCCGTGCAAAAAAGAATATCCGATTTAAAAACAAAGCAAATAAAATGCAAAGTGTATTAGACAAAGACGGGAGTGCGTCGATTCTAGATATAATGTCTGTGCTACAGAGGAACATGTCTAGAGATTCAGTTATCTCTCCAATTGAAAAATTGTCTAAAAAATTGTCTAAAAAAATAGAACCAGGAATGGATTATATCAAAGGGAAAGCAGAAAATATAAAACTTGCTGCAACGGAAACAGGTCGCAAAGCAATTCAACCTTTTCAAGCACTACACGGACGGTATAAAGAAAAACTTACTCATTATAAAGATGCTCTTGAAAGAACCCCTCTTTCTCCAAAAAGATTAAGTGATATACTGGAAAAGCACGGGGATGAAGTTATAGATTGGGGAAGAGCTGCTGCAATTGATAAAAAATCTAGAACGACAGAGATTGGAGAAATTGCTGCAAGATACTCTAAGGGCAGAAAGTTGTGGGCGGAAGAAATTAGGGAGGAATTAACAAAGAAATATAATATAGGGAGAATTGAAGGATTACAAGAAACTGCTGATTATCAGAGATTTCAAAAATCTAAACGTTTAGCCGAAGACTCTTCTACCATCAGAAAACACATAAAACGTCAAAAATCTGTTGCTGCGTCACATGAATTTTCGGACGAGATAGAGTCTGTAAGAAGAGATGCCCTTATAAATGGGGTGATTTTAACTCCTGAGCAGGAAAAAAGTTTAGCAAAATCTTATATAAAAGAAAAAGCCCAATTGCTAAGAGAATCTGATACTTTTGTTGAAGAACAACAAAGAAGACAAACTGCCAGAGATCAAGCCACCACCAGAGACAGATATAAAGATAAATTTACGGGCATGTCTCCTGAGGAACGAGACAAAAAACTAAAAGAAATAAAAGAAAGAAGGGAAAAAAAGCAAAAAGCAAAAAATCCTTATAAACTACCCACATCAATTCCAACAGCTCAAGAAGAAGGAGGAGAAGAACTTCCGATCCGAGGTGGAGAAGGAGGAGTGAACGGCCATTCAGGAAAACTTCTTTCTGAAATTCGTGATACTACTATAAAAGAAACTACGATTGTAGAGGAAACTCAAGGAGTTCTATCTAAAGTTATTGCTCCACTTATTGCAGCAATTGCTAGTTCATCCCAAGCAAATGAAGAAAGAGAAGCAGAGAAAGAGAAAGAAGGTTTCTGGAATAAAGTATTCGGAAAAAAGAAAGACGAAGACAAGAAAAAAGGTGGAATTCTTGAAAATCTTAGTATCTTCAAAAAGTTAGGGTTAGGTGCGCTTGCAGGTGCAGTTCTTCCTCTTATTGCTGGATTTCTTAGCGGAGGAATGGAAGGAGTAGGTAGTGCATTAAAAGGCGTAGGCGTTGGTGGATTGATTGGTGGAATTATTGGATTAGTTACATTAGGTTTACCTGGAGCCATAATTGGTTTTGGTTTAGGATCGTTTGTTGGGGGAATGTATCAAAACTTTAAGGGTATGAATGAAGGCGAAACAATGACAGCCCTTGCAAAAGCCTTCAAGAATCCAATATCTGTAGGAGTTGGTGGTGCAGTTGGTGGAATATTAGGACTTGTGCTTACTGGCTTTAATCCTCTTGGTGCCGTAGCTGGTATGGCGCTAGGTGGTTGGATTACTGCTAATATGGTTGATGAAAATGGAATGTCTGATACTATATTAAAGAAGAAATGGGATATCTTAAATAAAGACGGTTTTGATGGAACAATGGCAACAGGTACTATTGCGGGAGGCATACTTGGGTTAGTATTAACAGGAATGAATCCTTTAGGATTTTTAGCAGGTGCCGCATTAGGTGGATTTGTAACCAATCAAATCAAAACCATTGCCGATATAAAGAACTGGGAGGAGTTTAGTGCAACCCAAAAATCAATGCTAACAGCAGATATGACTGGGGATTCTATAGGTATTATCTCTGGTGCAATTATTGGTGGTGCATTAGGTGGTCCTGCTGGTATGTTGGCAGGTGCTTCACTTGGATATTTCTTATCTAAGACGTTACAGAAAGGATTAGATAAAAAGTTTGGACCGGAAAATGATAAGAATTTAGAAGCTTCTGGAACTCAAACTGGTGTTGGAAAATCTCTACATGAAGCAGCAATGGCCGCGGCAGGTGGTGGAACCAGTTATGAACAGAAACTTGCTGCTCTAGAAAAAGAAGAAGCAACTGCTTCGCCAGAAAGAAAAAAACAAATTCAAAGTGAAAAAGAAATTTTGCAAGGGAAAATAGAAAAACTTGGAAGAAGTACCAATTTAGCTACAACCGCGTTATCTATTTCTAAAGATGATAGTATGATTAATAAGTACAGAAAAGGTGAAGGAGATGATGGAAGATTTACAGAATTTAGTAAGAAGGATGCAACACGCTCACAAGCAATTGCAGATGCTGCTAGAATATTAGTTCAAGCAAGAGACGCTGGAAACATTGATCCCGCTCTTTCTGGTTCTTATTTAGAATCAATGAAAAACAAACCTCTAATGAAAGATATATTAGCAGCAAGAGATGAATTTTCTTCTGCTCAAACTAATGGGTCATTTCCAGAATCAGACAAACAAAACTATATAAGTCGTCTTCGAACAATCCTAGAGTGGAAAGGGCAATTAGCGCAACTATCAGATTATTTGTTAAAGGATCAAAAAGTATTAACTCCTCAAGAAATTAATCAAGCAAGTAATACAGTATCATCCAGCACAATATCTGGCCTCCAAGCATTTATTGACTCTCCATCTCCTAGAGCTAAAGCAGAAAATAGAGTAAGACGTTTAGAGAATGCTGTTGTTACACAGATACTTGCATCTGGCGCATTAAGTGATGCTATAAGAATGAAAAAGGCTGGTGCAACGGAATTAGATTTTGGGGAAGGAACAACGACTAGCCCATATCAAACAGAAGCCGATCAAAATCTTCAATATCAAAAAGGTAGAAATCTCGTAGAAGAAGTAAAACAGGAATCATACAGAGCAACCCCGTGGGGCGGAGCATTAGATCTTTTATCATTCGGTAAATACAAACAGATTGGTAAGGGATTAGATGAATTAGATATTGCTGGATCAACACAAGGTATGGCAGCAGAATGGGCACCCTTGTTAGGTAGAGGTGGATTCGGAATGCCTACCAATGGACCAATCTCTTCATTCTTTGGTCCTCGTATGGATCCTCTTGCAATGAAACCAGCATTCCATAGAGGAATTGATATCGCTGCAAAGAATGGATCAATGGTGTCGGCATCTGCTAGTGGTATTGTTTCATTTGCTGGGAAGAAACCTCAATTAGGTAACACAGTTGAAATTACACATTCGAATGGATTAATCACTGGTTACCATCATTTGAAAGATATATTAGTACAACCAGGACAACAAGTATCTGCTGGTATGCAAATAGGTACTGTTGGATCAACTGGAAGATCTACTGGACCCCATCTTGACTTCGGTATGGAAATGATGAAAGGCGGTAAACGTGTACCATTAGATCCTATGAAGCATATGGGCGGAACAATGGATTTCAATGCTAAACCAGAAGATCCATTTAATACCACCATGCCGGGTGTAGCTAGATCTATGGCGGAAATGACTACTCCTGCTTCTCCTCCTAAATCAACACCATCATCGATAGCAAGTGCTCAAGAGATTGCCGCTGCGCCTGACACAGATAGATTCGGAAATAGAATTTCTGAAATTGCAGGAGGATTTGGCGGCATTGTTGGAATATTTGCAAATCTATTTAAAGATATTTTCAGTATTATTATGGGCGGTGGCTCTCTTGGTGATATGGCATCATCTGCATGGAGTGGAATCAAGAGTGGTGCCAGTGCTGCAGGAAGTGCAATTTCTTCAGGTTATACGTCTGTAGCGAATGCTGCAAGTAATTGGAAAGATCCCCTTAGTAGAGGTTATGATGCAATAATGGGTGCTGGATCGTCTCTTTGGGAAAAAGCAAAGAAGATGACGATGGAGCATGAAGGATTACGTACATCAAAATATACGGATTCAAGAGGATTTCCAACAATTGGATATGGGCATCTATTAAAAGAGGGAGAAAGTTTTCCTGGGCAAATTACAGCGGAAGAAGCTGGCGCATTATTTGAGAAAGATTATTCACTTGCCAAAAGTGAGTTGATAAGTTTAATTGGTCCGGATAATTGGGCAAAATTAGATCCATATAGACAAGCGGCATTAACAGATATGACTTTCAACCTTGGTGGTTCTGGTGTTGGTAAATTTCAAGGCATGTGGAATAATATTTGGAAACAGGATTGGACTGGTGCAGCAAATGAAGTATTGGATTCTGATTATGCAAAACAGGTTAGATCTCGTGCAAGAACTATTGCACAACTCGTAGCTACTGGTGCGCAAAAAGCATCTCCTGGTAGTCCAACTGATGTAATTGAAATGATTAAATCTAAATTGGGCGCGGTTGGATCGTCCATTAAAGGTGGTATTGCCAAATCATATAGTTCCGTTATGAATTCGAATATTACTCAAGGTTTATTAGAAAAATGGCAGAAAGTCAAAGAAGGAACCAAAAATTACCTAAGTGGCGCATTCTGGCCTCCTTCTGGTGGGCAAGTAACCAGTAAATTTGGATCCACAGCAGGAAGAGATCATCCACATCAAGGTATTGATATTGGCGGATCAGGTGCTATCCACGCTGTACTTCCAGGAAGAGTTATAAGTGTCGAAGATAAATGGGAACCTGGACAAGCAGGTGCCCCGGATAAAGGTAACGCTGTATATGTAGAACATCAACTTGGAAATTATAAATTTATTTCTAGATATATGCATATGAAAAAAGGAATTAGTGTAAGAGAAGGGGAATCGGTTACAGCTGGACAAGTGTTAGGTGCAGTTGGTAATACTGGACACTCTACCGGACCGCATTTACATTTTGATATTGGAGATGATCAAGGTGCTGGATGGGAATCAAAAATTGATCCGCAAGCACTGTTTGCACCTATAGGATCTATGGCACAATTTGCAGCAGGATCCATGAAAGATAGTGTTAAATCGTTTTCAAATCAATCTTTGTTTACGCCCTCTACTCCTGAAGATGTGATGGCACAAGCAGCACAAGGAACAAAACCCCCAATGGATATGGGTGGGCCAAGAGCAAGAGCAGGATCACTTGCAGGAATAGAAACAGGCAGAAGATCAAATATAGGTGGGCCAGGACTATCATCCATGATGAATGCCAATATTCCTTCAGGACCCAAAGGTGTGGTAATTGACTTATCAACAATGCTACCAATTCAATCAGACCAATTAGCCAAGTTGCAACAAAACTATCAATCAGCAATGACTAAATCTGCCGCATTAGAATACGGAAGCAAGAGTTCAACCGCTGCGGGTAATGGAAAAGAAGTTGTATTCCAGAATGTAGGAGCTCGCCCAATAATGATTAACAATTCTGGTGGAAACTCCAATGTGTCCAATACAACTGAAGGTAACAGTGGTATTCGTATTCAAGTCGAAGAAGTTATTAATGCGCTTCTTGGACAACGTGGATATATGCACAACTAGGACAAAATTATGATCCTAACATGTACTGTAGTCACCTACAGGAATATGGATATTGAATAGAATATCAGTACCAGTTAAAACCCAACAGGAGCTTAGAGAACCTTAATGGCAACACCCGCCAGAATTGATAATGTAAAGACTGTCCCTGTATTAGAAGCAGGAGAAATAACTGCCGCGCGTATAGATAATGTAAAGTCGATTCCCACATTAGAAGCGGGTCCAATAATTTCAACCAGAATTGATGGTCCTACAAATAGTTCTCCGTCATCCCCTTTATATCCAAATGAGAGATATGGAGATAGATCTGAAATTAGTGTAATGAAATCGGATCAAATTGCACCAGTTGTTAATAAAGAATCTTCCGATCCACAAATCATAGGAATGCCCCCTCATGCGTATGCTTCGGTAGATGGAGGACAACCCGGACCGAAAGATATGTTATCCAAGCTAACATATGCAACAATGGGAGTGTTCGAACTTACACCAGCACTACCAGCATTTGGTTCAGGTGGAGATAAAGCAGGATTAAAACTATTTTCATTAGATACAACCAAAGGTATTAAACAGTGGAATGATATTGTTGAACATTGTGGATTTAGAACAAGAGGAAACAATCAATTTCCCATTCAAATCGCATATTTGAATGATGTATCCATTGGAGAACAATGGAACAATCAGTATGATGATACCATCTTTGAAGGAATGGTTAATCAAGGTTCTGATATGCTTCAATCCCTTAGATCAATTACTGGTGAAAATAGCGGATTGAATGCGATGGCTGCAATCGCCGAACCATTTGGGGGAAAAGGACAACAAATTGGAGCAAGGATTCGGGAAGCAAATGAATCTTCTAAAGCTCAACTTTCTAGAATTTTTGGAAACTCTACTGGTGCAGCAAACGCCGCAGCACAAATTCTTTCCGGAAGTAGAGTTGATTTTCCAAATATATGGAAAGGTTCATCATTTGAACCAACATATACCTTTACAGTGAGATTGTACAATCCATGGCCAAATGATCCTCAAGCATATGTAAGATTTATACTTCAACCTTTAGCAGAACTCCTACCATTTGTGGTACCATATGCTGATTCTGAATGGACTTATAGTTTTCCAGTAATGTGCCAAGCCAAATGTCCTGGGTTATTCTATCTACCATCTGCAGCAATAACATCTATTCGTGTAGTCAAGGGTGGAGACAATAATGATATTACTTGGCATCAACAAGCTGGTATGGTTGATTTACAAATAACGATTGAATCTTTATATCAGACAATGGTTGGTTCTAGCAGTGAAAATTCAGAGATTGATGATGATTCTTCCCAACGGCCGACACTTAAAAAATACTTTGATTCAATGAGAGATTGGGTAGATTATAAAGTACCTGGATATAAAGAAGATTCTGGCGCACCAGCAGTTGCTCCATTAGATTCTGTATTTGCAACGACATCTCCTCAGTTAGCTCAGATATCTGTATATGCTACAGCTAGAATTCCAACAGAAGCATCCGCTGCATCTTTGAGCTTAGGGGCAAGTGTAGATTTAGGATTAGAATCTGGAATATCTGCAAATGCCGAAGTAATGTCCGGTATATCTGGAAGTGTTGATTCTCTCTCTGGAGGTGTAACTGCTGGATTTGATTCTATGACAGCAGGTATGGATTTATCTGCACAGAATTTTGATATTAGTGGTTTGGGTGTACCAAGTAACTTAACTACTACTTCTGATTTTGGTGCTGCTGGATTCTTAAATGATTCCAACAGATTTTATAATAGTTCCTTGGGTTATGGTGGATTTAGTGCTGGCGCAACTGCAAGCGTGGGATTGTAAAACATGACTACATCTTTAAATGGACTAACTCGTGTAGGTGATTTACTGAATCCAAAAGTTGAATCCCAAGGAAAAACACGAGCATCATATGGCAACATTCTCGATATGTTTGGAAATGATTTGATATTAATGAATCGTGAATATCAAAACACTATCAATCAATTAAGATATATTCATGGTGCAACTCAACATATGGAAACGGGTAATTTAAAAGGCGCTGAATCATATCTTGAAGGCATAGATGCTCAGTTGAGAGTTGTATCCAAATTTGATATCAAAAGAAAAGTCCATGTGGATGCATTAGAAGCAATAATTACCGATCCGATAGGAACTTCTACAGCAAATAAAGTCAGCATGTCATATATTGGCAACTATCTGAAAACTATGGTGGAAAGCGGATCATATTATAGTATCCTGGAATCCATTACAGATTCCACCCAATTAAGTAATCTAAAATCAGTGATTGCAGCAATAGATACAAATGGTGACATACAAAACCAACTTGACTTGCAAACAATAGAAGACTCAATCAACACTAAACTGGCAACTCTTGTTTCAATGCATACCTTAGGATCAATTGCTGCGGCCGACTATTACGATTATCTTTTAGGGGATGCTCTTACAGCGGTTTCTAATTGGAAATTGATTATGATGAGTGTTGATTTAGCTCAATCCAAAACCGAATTAAAAGCTTATGTGGAAACAACAAAAGATGCAATTGAACTTGTCAATTTGTCAGAAGGCTCAGCAAGGGTTGCAGCAATCAATTCATATAAGGCTATATCTGTTGATTTGCGTTTAGAGATACTTGCTATGATTAGTGATTTGGAAAGTTTTAAAAATCAAATGTATACTATCAGTCAAGAACGTCTTGCTGTGAAATATCAAATTGTCACAAAACAGGTAGCGAGTAACACGGCCATAAAAGATTTGAAAACTCAGTGTATTGTTGTTATTAATGAGATTGATGAACTGCTAACACCACTTAGAGATTTGTTTTATGACAGTCTTAGCTCAGACTTTATACTTAGTTAGCAGATCTTTCCTTTAATATAGAATGCCATATAATGAGAAAAGAAAACAACTAACTGGGTTGTATAAATACTTTTTAATCGGTATCCCAATTCAGTGGAATACAACATTGATAGAATTTCTTCTCTGGCAGAATACTTACCTATTTTCAAACCGGTTTCCATTTTACGCACAAAGCTATTTCGTCCGGATTCTGTGCAAAGAAGTTTAATATTACCAGTTCTTCCCATAAGTATAAGGATGAATCTCATTCTATCTTTATAATTTACAGAAGATATTTCGAGGATTGTGGACGTTCCAATATCTCTATTTATACCACTCTTTGCAATGGCTATGTTTAATGCAACATCGTCAACTTGTCCGAATGTACATATGGACATAGAAATCTTATCGGATATCAATTGTACATCCGCGTTTTCATCTTCTTCTCCGGATGTTTTAAGGAATCCACCTTTCTTCTGTAAATCATAATATGCTTCTGCAAATGATTTCAAAGACTGTGAAAGTCTGTGCCTAAGATCATATATAACTCTTACTAAATCTTTTTCTCTAATTTCTTTGCCAGAAAGCACGGGCTCATATCTCTTATACAGCATTTCAATTATATGTAAAAGGGCATTCGGCACACCATTTTTTTCTCTAAATAAATGCTTTGGAGATACTTTTGTCAATGTTAGTTTCCAAAGTTCATCACTACAAAACTTCGGAAAAGAAATATGTACCAAACTGGAATAGAATTTGAGTGCAATAAACGTATACAATAGCTTAGCAGTTTCTCTTCTTTTTTGTCTTGACATATACAACATGCCCATTATGAGCATAATAGTATATTGATCATTGAGCATTGCATATCCATTTCTAAACTCTTTGTCCATCTGAGCTTTGAAAAGAGCAAGAGATTCTTTGGATACTTTCATGTGAGAAAATAGATCATTTTTGTAAACGATTGTTTTTGGACTGTAACATGGCCGAGTGATTAGAGATAACTCTGTACCAACGATATTTGACATATATCTATTTAGAGATGTTATCTCTGAAGATGTTAGATTCACATAATCATTACGAATCATTATCTCTTCCTTATAGTAATGCTCATATGATTTGTGTCAAGATAAACCAATTGAGGAGAATATCTCAATAAATCCTCATGGGAGAAATTATCAAATTCATAGTCAAAGAATATATCATGCGCGGGTTTTTTGATATCACAATAGAGAACGCCATCAATTTGTTGTATAACACTTGTCAAGTCAGAAATATATAACGTGTGATCATATCCCATTAATTCCATATAATGATTGGCGATAGTTGATTTGATCGTATTAATAAATGCATTTTCAGACATTGGGAAATTACTATCGACCCAAACAATCGCCTCAAATTCTAATGGAATATCTTTTGTAACGCTATGAAGATTGTTTCCATTAAATATCATTTTAGTTGATTGCTCTGGATCACTTGTATTTTCAGGATCATAATAAACAATATCATTTGTATTCAACGTTGTAAATACCCAGTTTCCAGGTTCAGATAAACTATACCGAGCTATAAACCCACCTTCGATTTTACTCCAAACGTCTACCAATACTGTATTATCTTCACCATCACTTACCTCTACCCAGTTTTCAGATGCCCAATAATTTGTATTGTTTGTAACAGCATAGGCATATCCGCAAGTGGGACAGAAAGGATCTGGCAATGTAGTAGGATCAATCCCTGTAATAAATCCTTTATTTACTGGATTGAAATTCATATTTGTCAATTTTCCAGTAGTGTTACTAAATTTCAAATTAACACTATCCGTTAACATTCTATAATCCGTCATATCAAAGGTAACAATTCTGTGTACAATCTGCTGTATGAAATTGTCAATTTGATTATTGGCAGTCAAGAAATCCAAATAATCCTTTTTCATTAAAGGAACATCATACATCAAACCCCAATCATCTGGATTGGATGTAGCATCATTTCCCCAATACATTTTTACTTTACTGTACATGAAATCATCTAAATTTTGTTTAATGACTGTATTTGTATCAGCGTTACAAATTTTCTCTGCATTGGCAGCAATTGCTTGGGTGTTTGAAGTAGTAAACTGAAAATCAAAATACACGTCACCTTGATCAATATCATCCATATCTATAGTAATTTGAAACCAAGTTAAAGGTACACCATCTTCTCCTGTGGTATCATATGCTACCAAATCTAAAAACTCTCCGTCCTCATTCATTTCTAATTTACAAACAAGTTCATCAAGAGGATAATAACCATTAACACCAGCAGATATATGCTGATAATACAATTTAAGTCTAAGCTGCCTTGTCGTGTATCCAGGTTCATTATTAAGTACTTCAAATTCCAAGGTTGTTGGAAGTATAATTGATTCATTCTCTACATAATATTCTTTCAAGGCTGGTGTAGTAGAAATGTGATCCAACACATAATAATAGGTAGCAACACTTGTCGTTGTATTGATATCCACATCATACATCATAACATAATCAACGTCTTCAAAATCGGTTAATGATTCATAACGAGACGGATCAATTGTTACAATATCTCCGGCTTTTAACCCTATGATATCAACGCCATTTTGATCAACTATATCAGCATACTTCAATTTAATAACTGAATTTCTTGTCGGTACATATTGATTCATAAAAATGATATCAGTAAACAACGTGATTTCATTTCTCTTTAAATCAGATCTCTTCAAGATTGGAAACGAATGTTGTATGGGCAGATCCTCTACAATACCACTGACATTTTCATAATCATATTGTGTTACAAGACGTTCATTGGTTGATACTTGTACTATTGCATTGTTTCTAATTTCATCAATTGTTGGATAGTTTGTACCACCAATCGCCGGTTCTGTATTGATGCATTTCATTAACACAGGAAGACTTCTTGTAATACCTCCTGAATACTCGACATCTATATAGATCTTGTCTGCAGATACAATTGTACCGGCAATAACATTTCCATCATATCCTTTGGTTACACTAATAATTGCTGTGCCAACGTTTCCTTCTGTTGGCTGTGTTCCAATGATATCATTACCGAATGATAAACGAATCCCTGTTTCATTTACTCTGTATGTGTAAGCATAGTCTCCTGGAGATATTAAGAACAGAGAAGCTTTATCCTCCCACCATACACGGTCCTCTTCTACCTGTACGAGGTTATATATCACATCATCCCCCGTAGTTTGCACGGGAACACTTTCAGTCCTTAAGGCCGTTGTAGAAAGATTTATACCAGCAAATTCTCCTTCAAACGCAATAGACTGATCATGAAATTCATAAGGACGCATTCTAGGAAATACAAACTTTTCAGTAACTTCTTCAACCTGGGTAACATTGACACTAAAATAAATAACTTTTCTGTCACTAGAAAATCTCCATCGTATAGGATGAATGCCAACAGTATAGTTATTATCCTCATCACTGTATCTAACAATTTCATTAATTGTTGCAGCTAATGGACGTCCTCTATCCATAATTAAACGAAACCTTACTTCATTCTGCAAGGAAAATACAATATCTCCGGCATAGAACTTAAACGCCGTATGATCCGGATCATTTAATCCATACATTGTAAACCCGACTGAACTTGCAAACTCTGTAGGAATTGATAAAAGAACTGTGCTGGTTGCAGGATGTGCAACTGTTGGAGTATAACCGATCATTGCAGCTAGATTTAATACCGATTCTTTTTGCTGAGCACGAATTAAAAAGAATTCCCTATAAGTAGCTGTGTTGTAGTATATGAGATTTGCAGTAAGTACACTAAGAGCATTGATCAAATATGACAAGTATGATGTCTTGGCAAGATCTATTGCAGTAATCTCGATATATGATTCGGCATACTCTATTAGCTGTTGGCGAATCATATCTCTTGAAGAGAATATTTCCATGGTGTTTGTATCGAACACTGCAAATCTCCTTTAGACAACGGTTCCTAAATAGAACCCACTATGTTCATCAAATAACTGATTCAGTTTCTCTGTAGTTGTTCTTGATGCTTCTTGTAGCTTTAATAATAACTGAGCATTTTCAAGAGGCACAATCATCTTTTCATGTTCATAAAACATCCAATCTGTACTCACTTGTCTTTCTAAATCCCCAACATTAAACGGGGACATCCTAAGCTGACATTGATATATTTGAAAGAAATCACTTTGATGTGCCAGATTGATGTTAGATACTGTATAGAGGAATTTCATTCGTGCGGCAGTCATTTTATATCCAAATGACATATCCACGACATCCCCTTCAAGAGGAATGATTCCATACAATGAAGGAAATACAATTTGAGTTCCTAATTGATTATAAGCAAGTCCACCTTGTTCATCACTAGATTCATTTGGTTGAACTTGTTCCACTCCAAATACTGGAAACATCTGTATCTTCCGCCAAAGCTGCCCAGAGAATTCACCAACACCTTGCTTCTCATATGTTCCCCCCATCATATTATTATCATCCCAGACGGTGTTTGTGGTGTCTGTTGAATAATACGTAACAGGATACGCTTGAACATAAGCATCGGCATACAAATCATATACATGCGCAAAATAGTCTTCAATATAATTGAGACGCCGTAGCCAAGGAGTGATGTGAGCTCTAGACATTAGTCCATCGTCCTAAGTAGGCTTTCATCATATACTTCTCGAACATGCCGAGTTTCCCCTTCATATTTGATTTCTATATCCACTCGGAATCCCTTCTGATTGCTTAAAGGTATTACATTGACTCCGATTTTACCTCGTGTTTCATATCTGCGTATCTGTTCTTTAATCTCTTTAGCTATTTCGGTTTTGGATCTATTATCGCATGGTTCAAATATTCTTAAATGCAATCCTACCCCTAAAGGTGGA